CAACCGCTGGCGTACACGGTTTTCGCCTGCTCGGCCTTCAGTTCGGTGAGCGAGGTGCAACCGCTGGCGTACACGGTTTTCGCCTGCTCGGCCTTCAGTTCGGTGAGCGAGGTGCAACCGCTGGCGTCCACGGTTTCCGCCTGCTCGGCCTTCAGTTCGGTGAGCGAGGTGCAACCTCTGGCGTACACGGTTTTCGCCTGCTCGGCCTTCAGTTCGGTGAGCGAGGTGCAACCTCTGGCGTACACGGTTTTCGCCTGCTCGGTAACTTTTCCTTCGTATTTCATTTATGTAGTGCCCTCCTGCAATCGCCCGACTCTTCGCGGTGTAGAACGTCAATCGCCGCCCTGATTTTAACTGTTCCTAAAAAACAATTCTACCCAAGAATGTGACATCGTGTCAATAGTCTAGTATAATAAATTAGGGAACTATCCAAAAGAGTTTGAGCGCAGACAGGAGGAAACCATGTTTCAAAATCAAGATGTTGCCGAACATTACGCAGAGATCACAGCCGTTCCGCCGCCCCCTATTAAACTCACCAACGCTCGGAAGAACCGTCCAAGTTGGGCTATTAAACCTTCTACCATCCTAAACCATGTATGCGGTGACAGAGAGGTGCGTCAATCCACCATCGCCATCTTGTATTGGTGCAACAACCAGTCCGCCCAAGAGATCGCAGACGAACTAGGGGAAACCTTGAAAGCCGTTGAAATGGTGCTAGATAGGTTGTCTAAAAAGAGGGTATCTTTGCCAATAGTACCAGGGACATGCTAACTGGCCCATGAAAAGATTAACACCCGTTCCACCTGAAACAATAGACACATCCAGAACCGATCCTGCCTACTGGGAAGACATCCTTAAACGCGAAGGTTTAGGCATGAGCCGTGGGTTACACCCCAACGTGTATGTTGGAACGTCCAAGGACGTGGACAAGGTTACTGAAAGTGCCGCCGTGAAAGCGAAACAGCATCATGGCACGGTTCAACCAAACCGCAAAGACTAGTTTTCCCAGCGCGATTGCTGGCTCTTGCTGATCGCTAAAGACAAGTAACCAATCGCTAGGAGGAGCACGGTCACCGTGCTCTTCCCTAAAAAAGAATCGCTCTCGCTTAAAAGAGATTGACATTGGACTTGGCCATGTTAATTATCTTGGCCATGTGAAAATTTTGCTAAAACCGGTACAAAAGGACTCCAATGAAAAAGCTCTCTGCACTCTTTCTCTCGCTGATCTTGTGCGGTTTCGCCTCGGCTGCTCCGGCTCATGTTGTCGGCCATGTTGTGAAGCGTACCGCCAAGGTCGTGTCCTATCCCGTGGTCCACCCGGTGAAAACCGCGCACGGAGCATGGAAAGTAGTTACGTTCCTCTTCTAACCATGCGGGGATGCAAAGGCCCCCGCTTGCCCCCATCCCCGCACCCGCCCTAAATTATGCCCGTTAACACAAGGCAACGGCTGAAGAAAGTATTGATTGAGATCGCCGCAGACAAGGCAAGCGAAAACCTGCCCGCCGATACCAGGCTGGAAGCCACCCGGCAACTCGTGGAACTTTTGATCTCGGAGATACCACGGCAGTACAGGAAGAGAACGAAGAATAAAACCGCAGCCGCCAAGGAATCAGTGGCTGCGATGTTGGGACTCACGACTCCGTAAAAAAGTTTACTATGGCAAAAGCAAAGCGACCGAGAAGCGTATTAAGCAGCTTGGAGTTTAAGCGGCATAATACAACGCTGAAACGGGAGGGCTTCGACATGACATATCAAGGCTGGGACGACTGAATTTGACTGACCCGCAAACAACCGAAAAACTAACGTTTTGGCTAGGGGAAACGAGGGGCTTCTGGAAGCTGCAACGGCAGGTCAAGGATGCACTCAAATTGGCCTCAACACACGATCCCGACCACACCCAACTGCTCACGGATCACGCTCGCTGGCTCGTGCAAACTCGGAACCGAACTGGGCGAGAGGATTGACATCCTTGAGCGCCAGGTACAGCGGCTCGGTGCGCCGCAGTATCGAGTGGTTCGCAAGGGGAAGGCAAAGTACAACAACTGGGTAGTGTCCTAATCTTGCCGCCATGGCAGAGATGATTTTGGCTAGGATTCGACGCTGCCGTTACTGTGGGCGAGAGATGACGTGCACGGGGCTTGAGTACCAAGAGAACCCGTTTTGCAAGATATGCTTGCCTGAACGTGTCAGGAACGCGGCACTGCGAGGCCGTATTCGTTGGAGAACTGAGGGCGACTACGTTATTCCAGAAGTGCCTCAAAAACATCTTCCAAATGTGCGTAAGCGTCGTCAAGGCTGAGGCCGTTTTTCCAGTTACCGACTGCTGTTTTCTTCAACGCAAGTTTAGGACACTACCCAACAACTGAGAAATTTTATTTTCACTCATATAAAGTGGCATAATAGCGAAATTATTTCACTATCGATTGCTGCTTTACTCCCGGCATTTTCGGTTCGTAAACTACCACGCAAACGCAAACATCGGCAAGTATTTTTGCCGCGTCCTCGATATGCGGTCTGACGGTCGCCCAATCGAGTCCACCTAATCCGCTCCCCAGCGATGGAATAGCAATTGACCAAATACCACGGGCCAGAACCTCTTCCACCAACGTCTTCAACCCACCCTGGATATCCTCGATCCGGCTCTTGTCTCGCCAGTGTCGCTTGGTTGGAAAGTTAATGATGTAGTGTGGCGGCGAGAGCTTTCCTGTTTCGAACACCAGCATTCGCCCCGGCTGGACTTCATTGCGCTGGCAAGCTGCTGCATAGAATTTGAAGTTGTCGGGATAAGTGTCCTTGAACTGTAAGGCAAGGCCGCGACCCATGATACCGACGCAATTCACTGGGTTGACGAGTGCCTCCGATTCATCCTTCAGAATATCGCCGCTACGAAATTCGATCATGGGCACCCCGTGTTTGGACCAGAAAAGCCTTCGGCATGTTTTGCAAAGCGAGAAAGAAGAGTGCATCGAGATAGGAGCACCGCACCTTACGCATCGGTTTTCACGAATCTGTAGAGGAGTTTTCACGGATGATCCACCTCGCTCATCTCTGTTAGGTCTTCCTCGGTAGGCACGGTAATACCACCAGGGCAACCTTTACGCAGGAACTTGTCGAGCAGCATCGGTTCATACTTGCTGTGTTCCAAGGCGAAGAGTTTGCAGTGCGGATATTTCTTGAAGTCGGTCGGCACACGGTTGTGCAGGTGACCATGCACGTTCCACTGACAGCCCTTCGGTAAGGTCTCCGATGGTTTGTGCGTGAAATACACCCCGCCAAGTTCTAGCGCTTCGCAAGCGAATGCAAAGCCGTGGCTCATGTACCAACTAAGGCTGCGACTGTCGTGATTGCCGCGCACCAGTACCCAGCGCCCCGGCATGTCAGCAAACCATGCCTTGAGGTCGAAGAAGTTGAAGCATACGTCTCCCACATGGATCACGAGATCATCGGGACCGATCAGGCGTTTGCACGCCTTGGTGAATATCTCGTCCACATTCTTCGGTCGGCGGGTGTGCGCCTGAAACGTCGGGGAAGAGTGCCCCAAGTGACTATCCGAAACGACCCACCGACGAGTTTTGGGCATCATTTTTTAGCACCGTCCGAAGACTACGAATGCAGGGCCTTCGTTTTTGAGCTGTTCCTTTCTGAGCCTAATCAACACGTCCCCATGGCAAGGCCGTGGTTTGCACCAGCAACCGAGGATCTGGTTATCGATCTCAGCCCCGCACAAGTCCACCCCGCACAACGGTCTTTATTGAATTAAACGAACTCTCCGACCGCCACCATGCTGGACCACGTAATGAAAGGTGATCCACTTTGCACGTAGATGTTGCGGCACTCCCTGGTCAGGTCTCGCGAAACATTGGGGACAGATGTTCGGCGTTCCGAACCGATCCTTCCCGGTCCTGTAATCCACTCCGTAATACCGAATGGGAAAGAAACTCAGTGAGCCGGTGGGAAATATGCGCTCTAGTGCTCGGGTCCCCTTGGCTTGCATTTTCAAGGTGAGTGTCGAGGTGGGCATATAAGAAACCGGAAAGGGCTTCTGGAGACCACGGGTTTCCTTTTCCGTTTTTTTTGGCTTTGACGAGTCGCGTGGTTGGACTGCTATCGATGCCGCCATTGTTTTCTCCTTCTTGGTCAGATTTTTTTCCGAGGATCACTTGCAGGATTCGGTGTTTGCTTCTGAGGTGAGTCTTCACACCGAAGGAACTTGCACTATCGAAAACGCAGTCTGGCACAGGACATGGGTAGCTTCCGTTCGTCCTGTACACAGTTATTGATTGTGGTGTTTGTTCCCGCTGTGTTTGTTCCCGCTGTTTTTTTCCTCGCTTCTTCACAGATGAAGACCCCGTACCAAGGACGCCATGCGTGGTACGATGTCTACCGAGGAAACGACGCTCCGTGAACTTCGCTTTACATCTTTTCCCATTCGGCAATCTATCCGTGCAATGGTAAAAGCCTCCCCGTTTAGCAATGTCGGCAGTCGAGACGGGTTCGACCTGTTTTCCTTTTTTTGTGGTTTGTTCCAAGATCTCCAACTCTTTTTGTGGCTCTTGTGTCTCCATAAGACCTCCTTGCTTGGTATATTACCCTAGTTCTGGGAGCGCCCGCAATAGCGGTTTTTAGTGCTACGACAAGGGTCTTCTCCTTTCCGCAACTGGGGTAAAAGTCGCAAACGAGTGTTCGACGGCTTGAGTGACTATTTTGTCGGATACTAGTTTTTTCAATATCTTGCTCAAGGAATCCCGGATTCGCGCCTTGAGCAAATACCAATCCTTCGCCTCAATCAAGGCATCGCACTCGGCGCAGACAGTCCAGCGCCAGCACCGCTCGGTAACGCCGGAGCTTGTGACATCGGACGCATAGATAAACTTAATATCCGGGTCGGCGCAAAAATCGCAGACCGGCACATTGGCAACCCGAGTCTGGGTTCTGATCGTGAGCAGCAAACGGTTCCGGTCTGCCTCGGTATAGGATTTTTTCAGGTAGTTCATTTTTCACCCCTCCCGTTTCGCCTCGTCTTTGGTTCGATCATCTCTTTTTTACCTCCTCCAGCATTGCGTCCCGGACGATCTTCGGCACCTCGGGATATTTCAAGGCAAGCCATTCCGCCTCATTTAGGGACCGAAAACCAAACAGCTTGGTTCCCGCTTTCCGCACCTTCGCCCGTTTAGACCGCCCTAGTTTCCGGTATGCTTCTAGTTCTTGTTTTTGCTTCTCGGTCAAGCAAAGGCGAGTGCCGCAGTACACCTCTTCGACAATCTTTTTATCCTTCATTTTATCCTCGGCTTCCGCTGCCATGTCGTACCCGTGCTCTGGCGTAATTCGCATCCCACCGCACTGCTGACAAACGTTGGGGTAGTGCTTCTTGGGCGTGAACTCGTGCTTCGTTTGGCTATTCTTTCGTCATGTTCGCTACCGCTGCTTCCAGCTCTTCAACCAAGTGATCGTGACCGATGAAACCGAAGCATGAGTCTTCATCGACAGCTTTGTTTCGGCGATAATCATCCAAAACATCGTAGACCTCGCCGTCATCGTCCTTGCGGATCTTGAACACCTGAATATCATACCCCCAGCAGTCGCCGTTTGCCCACTTCGTGTAGACATCGCAGCAGCTTTTGGCTTGTTTCACCATCCACTCCCGGCGAGACAAACCACCCTGTCCTGTATAGGACTCCCGGACGCAATCGTCTGGAATCCACACACCTGCAAACTCCCGTCCGTCCCATTGGAACTCGACACCCGCTGGAGCTGGCGAACCTTGCACCATCCACAGCGATTGTCCGTGCTCAAAATAGGACAGCGCGACAACATCCGGGTCATTCTTGAGCAACTCGACAGCATATTCGCAATCGATGTTGTCGATGTGCTTGCGCGACAGCGAACGAATCTGACCCATCCCGTCGTCATGACAGGGGTTTTCGCGCATCGAATCCTGTTCCACTCGCACAAAAACAATGCGGTCGCCAATCACTGTGTGCTTGGTGCCTTCCCATTCGGGAATCTGAATCTTGTTTTTCATAAACCGCTCCCTCTGATGCCAGTAATCGGTAGATTGCATCGATAGCGAGTGACGTATCACCCGCTAATGTCACACCTGCTCGACAACCTCGGTATCGTCAGCAACCTTGAATACCTGGTAAGGTGCCTTGCCGCCTTCAAACCAATCGTGCCCGAGACAGTAAGTCTTAGGCCCGTCCTCGCAGGGATTATCCAGATTGCCCGCCCCTGGTACGCAAGGTGAGCAATACTGTGCTCGGGTATAGAACGGCGAATCCAGAACAAACACATCATTGGTGAGACAGTCGGTCAGATTGTAGCCGTCCTTGCCGTAGCTCCAACCGATTGCCATATCCGGGAATGCGGTATCGCTCCAGAAACACCGCTTGCAAGTAACGCAAGCATAATCCTTGCCTTCGTTCCATTCGGCATCCTCGAACTCTGCCGGAAGTTCGCCCGACTCAATCGCAGAGCCACCGCACTTGCCGCAGGTCGGTTTGCCGTAATCGTATTCCACGTCCTCCATCGCTTCCGGCATGATCGAATTCTGTGAAATCACACCGAAGTGGATGCCGGTCTCAGGATTGAAATTAGCCTTCCCGAAACTGTAATCTAGTCCCGCATAATTTTGGGTCATTTTTAACCTCCTATCGGTTAAATTCCTGTTCTGTTACTAAGGCAATACTCTACCTTAATACTCGCTAGGTAGGAGCATTACCCCATCCGTGAACCAGATAGTAATTTCCGGCAATGGGAAGTCAGTGAAGTCTATCCGCTTGTAAAGAACACGGTTACCGTTACCGTCTTCGCACGTCAGAGCACCGCTTCTATCTGAAGCGGTCAACTTCCAAACCTGAAACCATTGTGCTTTGACTTTCGGGTCAAAACCATTGGCAAGGGCAATTTCATCCAAAAGCCAATAGGCCCCACCATTTTCAGCCACGTACTTCACACCATCGGTATAGGTGATCGACGGCACTAAGCCATGCTTATACCAGTTCTCCGTGCCGATGAAACCTCTTAACGTTTCGGGATCTAATTTCTTTTCCATCTTTCCCTCCAATAGCTGCACTCTGTGTTAAAGCGCATCCATAGCGAGTTAGATGATTCCTAACCCGCTAAAGTCGCACTTAGTCCCATACAGGCCGGGACAGTCCGGCGAGGTAATCGTGCTCCCTCGCCTGGTGGATTCGGTAAGTGCCCGGTTCCAGCGTGACCGGTTTGTGCTCATCGTGGACAATCGAGATTCCGTGATCCGTGACCTTGAGCATCTTACTGCCGCGATAGTCCACCTCGACTAGTTCGCAGAATGGCAAGTCCGCTTCGAAGATGCGGTGCCGGTGACCGGTCGCTTCGCCTTCGGCAATCACCCCGTCCTCCAGTTTCTTGACTGGGTTAATCGTGTCCTCAGTAGGGACAAAAAGAATGTCCCCCTGTCTTACAGGTTTTGTTTTCATAAGGTCTCCTTGATTCTAGTCGAATCAATAGCGGCACTGCGATGCCGCTAATGTCCCATCTAGGTTTGTTGACCGATGTTCGCCAGATAGTCCTCTGTGTCGTACATCCAATCTAACGCCTCGGACACCGTTCCGAGACGCGGTTCTACCGGTGAAATGTAGACAGCTCCAGTGCTCGGACACGTCATCTTGAGCGCCCTGATGGTTCGAGACCTCCAACCGCTGACTTCGCCCAAAGGCATGTCCAGCAATTGATACTCACCCACAGTATCAAGAGTCTTCGCTTTGGCATCTAGCAAAAATCGCTCAAGGCCATAGCAATGGACCATCGCCATGCGAACGGTGATATTCGGTTCGGCCATGATCTTTTCCACTGTGAGCTTTGTCCGAACAGGGAGCCGCTCGACAACACAGCCGCATTCATACGTTCCTGGCTGCAAGGGCAAGTCGCGCCTGCGTCGTCCGAACACCGAACGTGTATAGCATTCCCATCCTTTGCCGCAATGCGTGGTCACCTTGAGACCCCGCGCCTTGGACAGCCACCTTGAAACTCTGGCAGCTTCCCGGTCAAATTCGCGAAATTGCGCTTTGATCTTTTCCGCATCTAGTGCGCCGCGGATCTTGCCTTTGGCATCGACAGTCACCGTTCGGTCAAACGGATAGCTTTTCCCATTCACTCCCACGAACATCTGACCTCGCTCTGACCATACACGACAGGGCGAATAGCAATTGATCGTGTCTTTCGTGGTAACAGTGTTATATCCACCCGTATTGAGGGTTACACTGCCATTTGGATGGAATACCACCACATCGGTGGAATGCAACCGGACAGCAAGATCGTTCTCCCCGTTGCGGTGCGAGTAATCACGCCGCAGATAGGTGTTGTTGCAAAGTTTTCGGGAATCATGACATCGCCCGGTAAGCTTTTCATTCGCGCTTTGATAGTTCATAAGGTACCTCCAGTCTCCTTTGATTCTTAAAGTTGAATCATTCGGGAGTGCAAGCACTCCCCAGTGTCCCAACTTTAGGCCGCTTTGACTTTTTCGTATTCAGCGACATAGACCTGAAACTGTCCTTGCTCGACAGTCGCATAGCCTTTGCCTGGTATGAGCGAATCGAAAAAGCTATTCAGCGTCATCGCCGGTTCGCCCGTTGCTCCAAAACCGCTAGAGTCAACGAACATGACCTCGCGGTCGGTTCGCTTCCATCCCTTCGGGACATAATCCCCAAGAAAAGGAATGGGCAAGTGCTTGCCCGCCTTGAGTGCTTCGATGTCTTCGGCCTCGACAATCAAGGGTTTCCTGTGTCTCACAGCCGCATCGATAGCCGCATTACGGCTCATTTCCCGAATGGTTCCGATGTCCATCATAATGGTCCTCTTTCAGTGCCGACAATATCGGCAGACCGGGACCATGCCCGGTTTATGCACTTTCGTACTCCGCTTTCTTGCTCAACTTGCCTGAGTCATGCGTGGTGTTGTAAGCCTTGCAGATCTCTCTTGCTCGTTCTTCGGTAACGCCTTTGGCAATGTAACGCCGTTGACCGGGACAAGGCTCAAGGCCATTCGGCCATGAAGGATTGAGTTTCCACCACGTTCTCACAAACACATCAAAGCCGCCGTATTCCATAACGTCCTCCAGTCCGTCCGGTTAGCCGGACATGACACATAAGTTAGATGTCATGTCACAGCAACCGGATTCAAGCAATCTTCGTTTCCTCGAACACCGCATCGATAGCTTTTTGCGCGTATTCAGGAATACTTTTGTCCTCATAGGACTTCAAGCATTCGATCTCAACCTCGCGGTTGATGTTAGGGTTGACATAATGCGCCAGACTCCAAGCTTCTTTTTCGCTCGGAAGTGCCGATAACTGTCGCATAAAGGGAATCTGCCACTTGCTGCCCATTAACATCGCAATCCAGTGTCCAACCTCATGCGCCAAGATGGAAGCGAATACGGCTTTTTTGTTGCGGGTACCCTCTGCATGCAGGTGATCGTAAGCCGGATTCAAAACCAACCGGAATAGGTCAGGCATCTTACCGTCGCGAGATTCTCCTTCGAGACGCGAAACGTTCTCGGTCTCATCGTCGTACCATAGTTCCAATGTGGATATTTTCCTTTTCATTTTTGTTACCTCATTTCCGTATTTCCGTCCGGTTAGCCGGACATGACACCTGTGTTAGATGTCATGTCAAGCCAACAGATTCATTTACTCAACCCTCCAGTGTTACTCATGGCAAGCCGTCCGGTTAACCGACCGTGAGACCATCGGCTTTGATACCCTCGACAATACCGCCGATGTATCTATGCTCGACAGCAACCGCCTTGCCCAAGTATTGAGCATCGCTCGGAATGTGTTCGGCAATCCACTCTTCTGCCGCCTCAGTTAGAGGATGCAGCAAGTAGATTGAGCCTTCGTCCTGTACTGCAAAATCAGTGTTTGCAACCGTTTCAGCCATAACCGTTACCCTCCAACTAGATTTACTAATGGCAAGCCAAAAGGGCCTGCCAGTACTAAACCTGAGGTTACAATCGGACTATCGGACTAATAGGTGTGGAACGTGTGAACGATTCACCGCGCATAATCTGGTACGCGGTATACATCGGTCTCCGCATGCCGTTGAATGAGACCGCATCGCGATGCCATGTTGTGATTGTTTGGCGGCCGTCCAATGTGACTACCGCGCGGTCTCCGCATGCTGGAATGTCGTTACCAGTTACTATCCCTTTGTGGAAGTATTGAACGTAAACCATTTGTGGTGTTCTCCTTGTTCGTACCGTTGAACTGTATACACTTACTCGCTGGCACTACGTCCGATTGGACCTATGCGGTTACCTTCGTGACTACCGTGGCAACGTGGGCAATACAGCCAAGACTGAGGGCAGAACTCATGTCCGCAAGTGTGGCGCACGTAGAAGTGCTCGTAATTGTGCAACTTGCATTTGTGTTCACCTTGCACTACGTTCACCTGATTGAGTTTTGCGGTCGTTGGTTTGGCTTTCTTGCTTCGCCCGATCACGGCATTTTCAGCTCTTGCCCATTTTTCCGCCGTTGCCTTGCTTGGCGTGATCTCCGCCCCGGTACTAATCCCCCATTGCGGTACACCTTGATAGCTTCCCTTACGTACTACTTTTGCGAGTGTCATTAGCGTTACCTCTTGGCGTAGGTCGCCACCCGATTTTTCACAACTGTTTACGAATACTCGCCCGTGCTGGCATTGAATTGCCAGACGTTCGGATTCAGAACTAGCGCGGGCATGCCGGATTTATTCAGCGAATCAAACCATTCCCGTGCTTCCCTGTAACCATGCTACCCGTTCCCATGTTTGGGTCGGTTACCAATTCGCTTGAGCTGGGAATCGCTTCGACTAATACAGCCTGTTGCTTGTTCGCTTCCCTAATCTGTTCAGCGCATTGCCTCACAGCCTGACCGTTGTCCGTTTCAATCTGCGCCATGATGGACGGCTCCGTTACTCCTTCCCAGCGCCCGATAGTCGGAATGAGCGTGTATCCTGGGAAACTGGCATCCAGAGCGCGGGTGATGTTTTCCCGTCCTGTATCTTCGGTCATAATCTCGTATAGCATCTTGTATTCCCCCCAAGGCTCTAGTTGAGCTAATAGCAAGCCAAGACTTTAAGGGCTTGCTAATGTCCTAACTAGAGAATCCATCCGGCCCAAGCGAACAGTTCTGCTAAGGCTAGTACGACAGTGGCGCATCCGAACAGAATGCAGTCAATAATGCTTTCGCGTGACCAGTTCATGAGTTTATCCCCCTATCCATGAATACGTCCCCCAGTGCGTCTAGTATGCGGTCCCGTAACGCCAGCATAGTCGCAGCTACCGTACCATGCTCACCATGTAACCATAGCCCAATGCCGAACAATAGCATGGCTATGATTAACCACCGTCTGTTAGAATGGGATAGGGAATGGAGATTCGCAGCTACCGCGTGGATACGGCGCTTGGGTTTGGTGAGTGTCATTAGCGTTGCCTCAGCTCTAGGATTTAACAGCGAGGACAGTATGCCGAAATACTAGAACATTGTCAAGTAAAATCGTAAGGCATTGCAGTGATTATACTTGACAGACGAAAGCACAAAGTTTTCCACAGGTTACTTGGCGAAAGTAAAATTTGAAAGGGAGGAAAACCATATGAGCGAACAAAAAGCAAAAGCGAAACAAAAGCAAAAGGCGAACGGCAAGCAAAAGGGCAAGTAAAACGGTATCAGAACGGTATCCATCCGGCGTTAACTACTTTATTCTCAGTGGTATAGGTATTAGGGTAAGTATTTTCTTGTCCCTCTTCCCTTTGTTTTCTTCCGGATGGGTCCCCTTTGCTTTTTTGGGTCGCGAGGGTGCCGCCCAACCCCTGACCAGGCCGCGAGCCCGGTGAAAGTTGCCGGGTGATACCCCCTCAAGAGTCTGTGGAAAAAAGGTACTTGACACTATACGGTCTGTCTTGTATACTTTTCTCATGCTGACCAAACGCACGTCCTACCCGGTGTACGAATATATCCCCGTACCGAGTAACCTGATCCATAGCATAAACGACCTGGCGAAAGAAGGCTGGGAAGTCCATTCAACCGAAGTTATGGAAGGAACTACGGTTGGGTATCTTTTACACCGTCTGACTGGCTGGTATGACATCGACCCCGCCATCCTGGAACAGACCACCAAAGAAGCGAGTATCAACTGGAACAGACCGCCAAAGAAGAGTACCAAGAGGGGGAGGTCGTAAATGACTGATCTCTCCATACCGAATAGCCTGATATGCGGGGTACAAGCCTTAGGGGATGCCGGAGGGAATCACGACTGTTCTTCTCCTCTGGTGTCGGATGGTTGTTTCTGGTCTTGTCCTTACGGCCACGTTCAAGGCTTTGACGGGGCAGGGAAGCCGGTTAGGAAGATCGCCGATCGGAGAACCTCTGTTCACCATCGTCGGAGCACAAAAGGATAAGACTATGGCACGCTATTCTCTTGACGGGTTTGAATTCCCGAGTGACGGGTTTGAATTCCCGAACACCGGAAATTCCGAAGACGCGGCGCTCGAAGCTCTTCATTCGGTTTGGCTTCTTTTGGGAGACATCATCGGTTCTGGGGCCTGCGAAGAGGGAGCATCCGCGATCGTCCTGAGCCCTGAAATGAAAGAAGAGATCAGGGACGCCTATCACGACATCTCCGAGGTCTTGGATTGGGATGGGCCGGGTCAGTGGTAAACGTTCACAATAATGCTCGTTACGAACGATTACGTTCACAATAATTCACAATAACAGGAGAAGATCATGAGCAGTGTTACCCCCGCTTCCGCCCTTGCTGCCGTCACCGCCGATGTTACGGCTGATGTTGCCGCCGCCAAGACCGATTATGCAGGTGTTCTGGCGCAAGCCCAGTCCACCTTTTCAACTCTCAGCGCCGGTGCCAAGGCGCGTTTTGCACAACTCGTGTCGGATCTCGAAGCCGCAGAGAGTGTTTCGCTCTCAGGTATCAAGACCCTTTTTGGGGTCTAACAAGTATGCGGGGTAGACTGGAGTGGTCCCAGCACCGGTCTCATAAACCGACTTACGTTGGTTCGAATCCAACCCCCGCTACCAGTTTGAGTGCTATTTCTTTGTCGCTTTCATAGCCCGATCGATCGGGTGAACGAAATCGACCACGGGCCACCGTGACCGCGAGGTGGGTGGCAACAAATTATGCTGGCAATGCCGTCTGAACTAGCGTCCTCCAAACGCACACGGTAGCAATACGCAGTAGTGACAAGGGGAAGGATACGCAAGGATGTCTCAAAATCCATGGCGTTGCGAACACTGCAGCGAGTTGATGTACAACACCGAGATCCTCGATGGCCGGGTCTACGCCATGGCAGGTGTCCCCGAGCCCAAGTATCTCAACCGGTTCTATCAAGCGGTATGCACACTGTGTTTCGATCTCTACCACATCGCGGCTGACAACCGCTATTTTCTTGACATCCAAACCAAGTGGGAAGAGGGTAGAGAGCAAAGGAAGAAAAACTCAGGCGGAACGGAGCTGATATGATTTTCCTCAAGGTTGCCGCTTACGCAGTCGCAGCGTACATCGTGATTCTCGGTGGGTACATCTGGTCCCAACGAATCCGGTTCAACGCCAACTACAGCACCATTCGCTGGGAGCTGCTCGATCTGAAAGAAGTCCTGGAGGCTGCAACGACCACCAACCCCGAGGACGCGAAAAGGAAGATCGCCTACTGCATCGAAGAACTGGACCGGTTAATACCAGCCCGGTGGGCGTAATGGTATTCGAATCCCCATGGTGGTTTATATCGCTGGGATTGATTCTGTACCTGCTGTCGATCTTATATTTGCCGGACAGGGAAGATGACGATACTACCTCCCGACCAGTATCCCAGAGCGAATTGGGTCTTCGGTAACTACCGGACTGCAATCGTAGCTTGGTTGCGACTTATATGTCGCCAAATTTGGCAAACCCGACCGTGGATTACTCCTTCTGTTACGCCCACGACCACACCGGACGATACAGAAACCTCAACGAAGATTTCAAAGGTCATAACTTTTGTCCCGGCACCATGGATGGTCATGAAGTCTATACCTGCAAATGGTGCGGGAAACAATTGACGAAAGATTGAATCCGTCGTTGAGCTTGGTGAAGTATCCAGCACGAATCACGGTTCCACCGGAGCAGAGGAGAGTAAAAAAAAACCCTCCGCTTTTCCAACCGCCGATAAGGGAGTGGAATAATGATTCGAAGCCTCCTTGCTCTACTCCTCTGCCTGTCCCTCGTCCCTTATTACCCTGAAAGAACCCCAAACACCATGATTGTCGCGGATTACGAAAAAGGACTCGCAGCTTTATTGGCCTGGAGGGAAGAACGATCGAACGGTATCAATGGAATGTTAGGCGTCCTGTTTGTCGTTCGTAATCGTGCCAAGGCGGGATGGAGTCAAGGAAGCTGGTCCAAGATCATCGAGGCCCACAATCAGTTCAGTAGCATGTCGGTCAGTGGGGACTCCCAAACAGTTTTATATCCAGACCCACGCGATCCTAGCATTCTTTCCGTCCTTCAGCTCGTAGATTCCGTCTATGACGACACCCGACCGGACAATCTTACCGGGGGAGCCCTCTACTATGCTGACATTGGCCGAGGAGTCTCCACGGACAGTTGGTTCTACAAGCACATCGTCCAGTCTCCCGACCACCCACGCACCGCTCAAATTGGCACCACCACCTACTTCAAGTAACCAGGTTTCCTTCCTAAAGTTTGAATCCTCCTTCGTCAAAGGATAAGAGTCCCTTAAAAGTTTGGGTATGAAAGTCGAAGTTTTCGACCGCTCCCCTGCTTCCATTCCATCAATCAAAAAACAAAAGGAACAATCATCATGGCTAACGCTAATACGTTTGCAGGTTTTCAAAACCTGCCTGCTGTAACCTGGACCTACGGTTCGACCGAGACTGGTTACGTCATCCCCGCTGCTGGAACCTACCCCAGCCTCCCTTCCCCCACCCAGGTCGCCGCGAACTGGCTGTGCATTCCTGCTCTCGCCGGTGATGTTACCGGTGGTGTGCTGGACTACGCCCGCCCCTTCCGCGTCCGCGTGAACATGGAAATTAACTCGGCCCAGTCCGAGAACATCACGCTGAAGATCTACCAGGCAACGGCTGCGAAGTTTGCTGCAGGGATCACGGCCACCGCGAACGGCACGGCGATCGCCACCACCGGCACCATGGCGACCGGCGGTGCCATCAAGGGTAACTGCTTCCTCGATGCCGTCTGTCTGTGGGATAGCCAGTCGAAAGCTTTGACTGGTTACTACTACGGATATGCTAGCGCGAAGGCGACTCCTGCTGTCATCGCGGTGACAACTTTCTCCTTCAACGTGGCCTCCTTGAACGAGAGCGATCTGAACTTCTTCTTCACGATCACTGCCGGAACCGGTACCTCGGACGTGTTTGGCCCGATCGATTTCACCATCGATCGTTACTAACAAGCGACTAGCAAGTCCTGGGTACGACATTAAACTGCCTTTTCAATTCCGGCCTCGGGAAGAACCGCGTTGCCCGGTCGCGGCGGACGTGGCAACCATGCCTCCAGCTTAAAGCTGCTTACCTAAGACGAAAGTCCCAGACGGCACCGATGCCGGATCGGGCAAAGGACCTATGGCAAATTCCTACAATCAGAATCCAATCATCATCAACACCGTCATGGGTGCTGGCTGGCGATCGTTACAGACCTTGAACACCGGGAATCTGCCGTCGAATGCCCAACAGGTTTCGGGCGCAGTGACTCGTCAATGGGGCATCAACGTCACCAAAGTTTCTTGGACCGGCATGACCGCGCAAGGCCACACCTTCTCGATCGTGGACCCCAACAACACCGCAGTGATCCTTCTACAGGGAACCGCAGGCGCGGAACTGGTCGATCAGGAATACGATTTCACCGGTCGTATGGGTCAATGGCGAGACTTTGAGGTGAGCACGCTTACCTCAGGGACGCTTCTTATTTGGTACAGGGACTAACCATGAAAACGCTAAAGGCCCTGTTAGTTTTCCTTGGCATCTTCTTCGGAACACTGCAGGCGCAGACTGGTTTCCATTCCTATACCTTTACCACCACGGGCCGGGACCCCTCTCCGAGCGGCATTATCTCTATCGCTGGAACCGGGATCGGTTATAGCAAACTGACCTGGACGACCTCAGGAACGGTGAGCGGTGCGGTCCAATTGGATTCTTCTTCTGATGGAGTGACCTGGACCGCAGGTGGTGCGATCAGCACTCAGACCTTTACGTCTGCCGGTCAGACATCTTACACCTCAGGGGTCTTCAACTACCTCGCCATCAACATGACGACTCTAACAGGCGGGGGTTCGGTTACCGTAACTTGGAACGGCAGCACCTTCAACCCAGGCGGCGGATCGGGCACGGTGTCATCCGTTGGCATCGCCGGAACCGCAAATCAGATCGGTACCTCAGGCACCTGCACCATCACCTCGACAGGCACTTGTACTCTGTCCAGTCTTGCGACCAAACTTACGACCGGTACGTCAGTAACCCTTACGGCACCCCGTGGGTACTTTGTTTGCACTACGACCTGTACAGTAACTCCTCCCGTTCCAGCCGCAGGCTATGAATTCTGCGTCATGAACGATGACAACGTAAGCACGGTCATAACCATGGCCGCTCTCGGATCTTCCGCATTGTACGAGAACACCGCTCGAACCGGCTATGGCACGGCGGGCACGGGAACCTTCGTTTCGGGAGGGGCGGTGGGCGACAAGATATGTCTACTTGGGCGTGACGCGACTCACTATCTGTCCGTGTCTTACGTAGGCACTTGGATCGCCAACTAATGAAAGCATTGTTGGCGGTTTTCTTGCTGGCTGGTTGTCTCAACGCCCAGATGCTCCAGTCGATTACGAATGACACGCACCATAGTGCAGGGCCTCCCACTTACGTTTACAACGCCGCACAAAGCGGAAACAACAATGGCCTCGACACTTCGATCACACTTACAATAACTTCTGTGATTGGTCAACTATCAATCGCAACCTGTACGGGTTTTGGTGACAATGCAGGAGTAGGCAACTTGGTTGTAAGCGATAGCGCCGGAAATACATGGACCGACAGCACTTTCGGCGGGACAGATGGTAGAAACAGTTATGACCAATTTTCTACCGTCATTACGTCTGGCGGTTCTAACGTCATTACTTGTACCGATGCGGAAGCTGCCGGAGGTGTGATGCTGTTTGTCGATACCTTCACTTCTTCTACCGGGTGGTATCCAGTATTCGGCGCGGCGGATGCTGGCAATTTCGATACTGTGTTGGCAAATAATCATTGCTCAAACACAGCCCAAAGTGATACAACGCAAAGCTATGAGTTAGTCTACGGCTATTGCAGCAGCGGTGCCTCAGGGTCCACAGCAGCAAGCGGCTATACAAGCGCTCAAGGCCCACTAGTAACATCGAACAGTATCCGAGTATGGACGGGTTACTTAGCCACCACCACCGTCAACCTACCGAGTCTCACTACAACAGGAAACTGGAACAACTGGACAAGCATCATTCTAGCATATCTCTCGAATTAAAGGACAATATGGCAAACGATCGTGTCAAAGGAGCGATGGGCGGATCGCCCAAGCCCAAGAAATCCAAACCCAAGAAGGGTAAGAAGAAAGCATCGAAGATCAAAGCGATGCACATCCGCAGGATGACCGGGGACGATAATCCTGCCTTCAGTATTACCCACGATCAACATCCCGGCGCTGACGGCCAAGTTCCCGAGCCTGAGGAGCACGCTGCGGGAGACGAGCAGGAATTGCTCGATCACATCCAGCAGCACGCCCCGAATATCGGTCCTGCGGAAACCCCCCAGCCCATGCCCGCGCAGCCGATGCCCCAATAATGGCTTACTCTCCTTCCGGATCTCCAGGCCCGTCTTTTGAGGGTCAATCTCGCCGCGCTTTGTTCAAAGCACAGACCGCCCCCCATGAGATCAAACTCAGCGATGGGAGGCGGTTTCTCCTGCGTTACGACCTCGGTCAGTGGAGTGTCTCGATCGATGGCAAGTTTTACTGTGCAGTCAATAAAGAGAATTTGCTGCGAGGTTTAGAGACCAAGTACCACGTCATCAAACCAAAGGTAGATCTGCCTGAGGTTCCCCTGGTCGATCAGGCCAAGGCGGAACTGAAGAACCCGATCACGGCCACTCTTGTATCCAGGCGACAGGCCCGAGAAGATCTCAAGACGCTTTCAGCCCAAGGGGATGTCACTGCTGCTTTACTCCTGCAGGAGCTGGATAAGAAAGCCGCCCCATCGAAAGAGGCGCTGGAAGTAACCAAGCGCGTAAAGAAGTTGGAATTTGCGGATGTGACCCATGAAGAATTAGTGGAACACGTCAAGAACCTGGTACTCCGCTCGAAGTTGATTCTTGAACTCTCTGACAGGCTGAGGTTCTAATGATTGCTTTAAGTAATGCACTAGCCCCGACTGCCAGTGAGAAAGGTCTTCAAGTAGCGATTGGTCCAGCAAGTCTGTGGCTCAACGGTTCGGTAACATTCTCTCCGTTTACCTTCATCTTTCTTTCCCCGAACTCGACCAGCTACGTGTACTTGAACACCTCGACTGGTCAAATCGGAGTCAACACCACGGGTTATTCCTCGGGGAACATTCCTATCGCGACCGTGGTGACCAGTCTTCTGAATGTCGTCACCCTGGTCGATACCCGACCCGACTTCACCAATGTAGGCAGTAGTGGGACGGTCTACAACTTCAGTGACGACGAGACTCCAGGCGGCGTTCCGAACGGAGCGCTTCTTGCTTTCACTCTCGCTCATACCCCGAGTCCTGCCGCTTCTCTGGTCCTTTCCCGAAACGGACTGACTCAGTTCCAGGGCACGAATTACAGCCTCAGCACCAACAACATCACATTCGCCGGAGGGATAGCAAACACCCCCCAGTCAGGAGACATCCTTGCGGCCTGGTATCGCTACTAAGTTACTTCTCCTGATCGTCTTCCTTGTCTGTCTTGCATCTCTTCCAGCTTCTGCCCAGATCGACATCTCTCAAATCAGTGGATCGACATGCGCTTCAAACGGTGTGCTGCAATGGAGCGGCACGGCCTGGTCTTGTACTTCTACGGGCGGTGTTGTAACCGGTCTTACTTCGAACGGTGGCTTGGCTTATGCCGGGTCCGCTCCTAATACGATCGGCTTGGAACAGTGTTCTTCTCCGGTCGGCCAGGTCCTAGTGTCCACCAACACAAGCGGTGTTGCGACCTGGGGTTGCTCTCAGACCGTCCTGGGTTTGAAGAATGGAAGCAACACCGTCAGTTTGAGTGGCAGCGGTGGAACAAACTCAATCACGCTGCAGTCCTCTGGCATCACGATTCTGGATTCAAACTCTTCTCCGAATCTCAATAAGATCCAGACGACTACCTCCGGACTTACGATTTCGGATGTCAACACTAACTTCCTAACCATGTCCTCCACACAATTTGGTTTGGGTTTTGACGGACCTTGTGTGGGATGTGGTGGTCTGACTTTTGCCAATCACACCGGAACAAATTCAGCCGTCATCCTGTCAGACAACAATGCCAACAGTCTGTTCTTAGGTTCAGGCCCAACGAGTCCCGCCCTCAACGTCAACTTCCTCCTCGGTAACTCCGGCTTGGTCAATGCTCTGTCCAATGCCACGGGATCAAGCACCACCTTCCTGTACGGCACCACAGTCACCATTGGCGCGAACTCTGGATCGGCTCCGAACAGCGGCATTAGCACGGGTCTGAGTTTGAACGGAGGCACCGCAACCTTTAGCGGCACTGCCTCGACTGCTTCCCAAATCGTCTTGGGTTACGGAACCGCCCAAGCCGCCCCTGGTACTGGAATCGGTGTCGGCTTGATGGCTGGTACTAGTGGTACGGCTTACAACTTTATTTTCCCATCCGCGCCGGGGACTGCCGGACAGTATTTGAACGCCGCAAGCGCAACAGGGTCCAGCACGACCCTGCAGTGGGTAACGTCTACCGCTTCGATCGCATTTCCCCAGGCGGTCGGCGGGAATACAGCAACCTCGGGAGGTGTGGTTTGCGCTACCTCATCTTCTTCGCTCACCACTTCCACTCTGTTGGCGAACAACGGAATCGTTGTCGGAGGAGGCACGGGTGCCTGCCCCAATACGGTAGCGAATGCCACGATCACAACGGCTGGCGGAACAACTCTAAATCTCGGTCTGACCGGTGGATCAAATGGCCGTGTTTTTCTGAGCGGCTCTACTTCCGGAGTCGCCAGTTTAGGAGCCGCGACGGATGGTAGTCTGAGCATTGCAACTACAGGTGCTGGCATCACGCTCCAAAATGCGACCGCGATGGCTGCAAGCACGAGCTTCACAATCTCCGGAAGTGGGGCTAATGGTCTCCTTCTAACAGGTATCGAAGCTGGAAGCGGAACCAACTGCCTCCAAATTAACACCAGCGGACAAGTTTCGAATACTGGTTCGGCTTGCGGGGGTAGCGGCTCTTCCGTCCTCTCCTCTATCACGGGTTCTAATGCCGCCAGTGTCGCGATCACTGAAACGGCGGCAGGCAACAGCATCACTTTCGCTGGAGTTGAAACCTCAGCCCTAACGTTCCCTTACGTCTATAGCAACTTGAACGCGGGCACCGCAACCACGGGAGCCTTACTGGTCGGAACCACGGGAGCAGGTGCTAACCAAATCCCATTCGTCATCAATGAAGGCAGTTCGGACACAGGTGATTTCTTACGTATGTACGCCGGTGGCACCGTAAGTGCGACCGGGGGTCTATCAGGCGGCACGTTGAAGTTCGAAGTCAGTAGCACCGGTGCAGTGACAACAGGAGTTTGGAGCGGTACGGGGATCTCGATCGGTGAAGGCGGGTTAAGCTCTTCCTCCACCTCTGCCGCAGCGGGTCAGGTGCCGAACACCACCAGCACCACGGTTTCTGGCTGGACAGCGACCCCCACGCTCGGTATCACATCAACGACGAGTGGTGTGCTGAAGTTTGCCAGTTCCTCAGGTGGGACGTTGAGTCTAGAGCCGGTTACCGGCACGGCCCTTGGCACGGTGACCATGTTGATCCCAATTCCCGCCGCCTCGCCAGGTACTCTTACTCAGACCGTGGCGAACAGCAGTGTTACCTCCGGCACAGTGACTCTAGATACTGCCAGCATCGCCAGTGGAGCGTGTCAGGCCGTTACCGCAGGATCGGTTAACAGCATCGCAGCCACTAACGTGACCACGGCTGATGTCATCTTCTGGACGCCAAACGCTTCTATCAAAGCTCAAAGCGGTTTCACTCCCGGTACCTCTGGTGGTCTTAGTATTGCCGCTTACCCCACAGCAGGGTTTGTCAACTTCGATGTGTGTAACTGGACTTCTACCTCCCAAACACCCGGTACGGTAGTGCTGAACTGGAGCGTCGTTCGATAATGAAGCCGATCGTTGCCCTTTCGCTGCTTCTCACTGTAGGTCTGTTCTGCGGTTTCGAGCAGGCTATTATTCCTTTCCCAGCGCCTCCGGCTCCGGTTGGAGCCTCCAGCTTCACTGTTCGCCAGTCTGCGGTTCAAAACTGCTCTTCGAGCAGCACAACCTGCACGGTCAAGTTCCCGTCGAATACATTAGCCGGTAGTAACAACATGCTGTATGTATCTGCATCTGTCAATACGTCCGGCTATTCGATCAGCAGCATCACCGATGCGGCCAGCAATTCCGGCTACTATTGCAGTGCAGGATGCACCAATACCTTCGCTGGCTGCTATATTAACCAAGGCACGAGTCCAGGTTTGCAAAGTAGCGATTGCGGATATAACTTAGGGGGCTCCCTATCCGCCATCTCTAGCAGCGGCGGCATCACAGTTACCATCGCTCCTGCTACCGCCCCTGGTGCGACATGGCATGTGATAGCGATGGAGCTACTAGGCACCGGGCCTTTCAGTTTAGACACAGTAGCGGTATCCAATAACAGCAATGCAAGCTGTGGAGTCACTTCAAACCCGTGTCTGGGAGCAGGGCTGACCCTTTCTAGCTCTAACGATGCTGTTATTGAAAGCATCTCAACCTTAAGTTATCCTACTGGTGGGGCAAGCTCCGGTCTTGGTCCAGTTAGCGATGCTGTAACCACCTGTTTTACCAGCGGTAGTAGCAGTCCCTACACAGTTGTGTGCAGTAGTTCCCTGAACCCTCCAATTGGATCGAACACTGTAACTATGAGCGGCAACACGGGATACAACGGCGTGTTCTCTGTAGCTACAACCAGTTCTTCCACGTTTTCATTCAGCTCGGTGTCGAATCTAGGAACGACCACAGGAGGTACGGCCTACCTCGGGAACAGTACATCCGCCGCTGGGTGCTGGAGTGGAATTACACCCGCCCCTGTTGCTAGCGGTGCTCCTGGGTACGGGTACGCAGTGTCTTTCACTTGCGCTAGCGGTTCAAATAATTTTTACGCGCCTTACTGGTTAACCCACGTCACCGACCGTCTCACTGTAAGTGGTATTGCTTTCACCCAAAGTTAAATTCTTGTTGCCTATGAAACGATTTTTTGTTCTCATTCTCGCACTGGCCTTTTGCGGGCGCGTCCAGCCCCAAGTCCACCCTTCTGGCGGGCCACTCTATGGGGGGTTGCTTGCGCCAGCACGGGCTACCGATGCCTGGCCGACCGCTGGGGTATTGCCAACGGTTCGCAACAACGCCTGCGCTACCCAGCCAACGTTGATTGCTCCCGACTCCTCTATCAACCTAAGCTCGATCTCAGTGAGCGGCAGCACCGTCACCGGAAACACGTCTTCCCCTCTTACCCCTCACCTGACGGTGGGAGAGTATGTGTTGATCTCGGGTGTCAACACACCACTCACGGTTACCGGAGCAGTAAACGTAATTTCGAACAGCGGTCTTCTGACCAGCAGTACCTCCGTTTTCAACTCCTCAATGATAGGCGATCCGATCACGATTGCCGGTGCGGGTGTCGGTGGGGCTGCTCTAACGACCACGATTGTGGCTCCATTTATCAGCGGTACGCAGGTGAACTTCTTTCCAACAGCGGTCACCTCTGTAACAGGGGCTACCGTCACCAATCAAAGCTATGACGGCGCGTGGTTAATCGCCACGGTCGGACCTGAGACCTTCACTTACACTCTTGGCGGCACTAAAACCTGGCCGTCTGTTGGCCCGGCAGGAACTGTTCAAGCTGTGAGCGGTACAGCAAACGGCGCTGCTATCAATGCCGCTGTTGCCGCCGCATCGCATTGCGTTGTCAACATCGCAGCCGGTACTTTCTATACGACCGGGATATCTATCAACGTCAGTAACTTTACCTTCCGTGGGGCGAGTGGTTCGGGAACCACTCTCTACCCGGTTGGCCCCGTCTCCTCCTGTATCACATCTGTGGCTTTCTGCGTACAAGGTGCGGAACAGTGGATTGGAAACGCAGGAGACGGCGTTCATAGTTTCACAACGACATGGACAAGCGGCTACACTCAAGGGGCCACGGCGATCACATTGGGTTCTGTCTCCAACCTGTCTGTCGGCCAGTGGATCATTTTGGACCAAGAGAACGATGTCTGGGATTACCCCAACATACCTACACCGGTTCTGGTTGCAGACACCACGAATAACACAGGAAGCTGTGGCGTTCCTTTTGGTGCGCCTACTTACTTTGCTAACGACAATTCTGCCGCAAGTACAGCCCCCGGACGTAATGTCGGAATTTACCCCGGTACAGTTGCAGGCACATCCAACGTATGCGCGAACGGAAAATATCCCGATCGTAATCAAGCCCAGATGGTCCAAGTAACCCAGTGTGGAACAATCACCACACCGGGTACATCCTGCACGGCTGGTGGCGGTAGCACTTCTGTTGTCATTTCCCCAGGTCTGTACATGCCGAACTGGAGGACGGGACAAAACCCCGGAGCGTATTGGGCCGCTTCCACCATTCAAGGTGTCGGCATTGAGAACTTCGGGATCGATTACAGCTACGTTCTGAATTGCTTCCAATACGGCTTTCCTTGCAACCCACCTGTTGGTGGTATGGGGATCATCAATGCGGTTGGAAACTGGGTGACAGGTGTTGCCTCTGCTCATGGTCTCCGAGATCATATTTGGCTGCAATACTCGGCCCACAATCTCGTCGAAAGTGATTACTTCTATCAAACTCAACACGGTCTGTCTGAGAGTTACGGCATCGAGCCTTGGGTAGCGGCCAGCGACAATCGGTTCGACAATAACATTTTTCAGCAGATCGCCGCCCCGCACCTCGAAGGAACAACCTGCGGCAACGTGTTTTCCTACAACTTCGGGCTGTGGGATTTCTACTCCCCGCCGCTCTCGTACTGGCTCATACCCACAACCATCTCCCATGACGCTGGAAATTGCTACAACCTGCACGAGGGAAACATTGCTTCCGGACAGGAAACCGACACAATTCACGGTACCCATAACTTCGGGACCGACTTCCGGAATTACTACAATGGTGTTGACTCGACTTGTGTGTCGGTTCCTTGTACTTTGCAGACGCTCCCAATAAACCTCGCTTCTCATAGCCGGTATTGGAACATCGTCAATAACGTTCTAGGCACCAGTTCCTACCATCTAACTTACGAATCTAGTTACAACGGAAGCACCTGCCCGAGTCCGACAAACGCCACTTTCAACACGTCCATCTACAGCTTTGGGTTTGCCGCCACTCAAGGTCTGTGCGACACGGGCAATCCTATCGCCAGCGAACAATTGACGGAATCCACAGCGATGCGGTGGGGTAACTTTGATACAGTTAGCAATCTTGCTCGTTTTTGCACTGGAACGGGAACCCCAAGTTACTGCACCGCGAACGTCACAGGGACTGGTGATGAGAGAGGATATGTAGCCACTAGCTATCCCGCTCTTCAAACACCGAGCACGATTTTCAGTTCCTACCCATCCTTATATCTAGCCAGCAGCCCATCGTTTTGGCAGGGCGAACCTTTCCCTGGAATCGGTTCTGAACTCACGGGTGGAAACGTTGGTCTCTGTTCATCAGGAACTTACGCCGGACAGCGTTGCACCAAGAACTCCCAATGTGGTGTCGGAACGTGCAGCACGTCGTCTTTAGGCGGGCGGGTCAGTAGCAATCCCGCGATGGACTGCTACCTCAACACAATGAACGGGCCGCTGGATGGGACCGGAGGCCACTTATCGTTCAACGCGGCGAATTGTTACCCAGCGTTTGTTCCTTCTGTCATCATCGCCTCCCAACCGAACCAATGGGTGGATAACAACGAGTTAACCTGTGCGATCAATGCAGCGGGGAATCAGTACGGCACCGGCACGAACTACACGAACGGTTGCTACAGTGCTACCGGCGCAGTTTCTCCTGCGATTACGTCCGGATATACGAGCATCGCCAATGTCCCTTGTACTACTTCGCCAACGGGAGGATGCCAGAACGAATATGTGTTAGGAGCTGGTGGATGGAAAGTTGGGGTCACCCCTGTCGGGTTGGGTGCTTCTTGTAACAACGCTGTGTTTAATTTCTCGACGTTTCCAACGACCGGTACCGGTCTTCAAAGCTTCATCACCGCCGCCGACAGATGCCACACGCTCGGGTTATCTCTCACACCCCCAGTCTATCTCAGCTTCATTATCGATGTTTCTCCTGGTCTTCCAGGAGACCCTTCGTGTACTGCCGCAGGGACTTGTCCGACCGATCCCCCTAACCTTGGTTGTCAGATCCCTGGACCTTTCCCGAACGTCCTGCAGCCCACAGCGACGGCGAATCTCTACGGTGGGGCATACTGCAATCAAAACGTTGCTTATAACGGCACGATTATCCCTCAAACATCGGCCAGTACAACCATCGCGCCTCTCATCATTCGTTCCACCATGTACCAGGTGTTGGCGGGAATGCCCGAGCCAGTATGTGATGGAGGATTGTTAGACAACACCCCTGAGGTTCCGAGCACCGCGAATCCTCGAATCGATAACGCGGATTGCACCGGCACGAACATGTATTACGACCTGGGGATGCAGAACATCGCTGGCCTAATCACGGGTCGCACGACCGTCTCAATCAACACCACGACTCTGACGGCAGTGACTTGCGGAACATACCCCTGCGCTCAATTAGTCCCTTTGAACAACGACTATGTTTCTCCCGTTCTCGTCAACGGAGGCAGTATCACTGTTGATACCGGGGTGAATCAAGAGACAGTCACTCCGATCGGGGCTCCGGGATCTGGAACCTCCCTCTCGGCCACAATTTCTTCCGCGTCCACCTCGGGCGCTTGCACGATCGCCGCGCCGTGTACCGAGACGATCCTCATATCCCCCACGCTCAATGCTCCTGTGGGAACTCAGATCGGTGTCACTGGTCTTCTGCCAGTCGCTTGCAACGGCACCTTCTACGTGAGTGCGGTTGGATCTGGGACTCTATCTTTTCTCAATGGAGGAGCGGCCTGCACTTCCCCCGCTCCGGCTCCTAGCCCTGTGGTCGCGTTGGCGGTTATCGCGAACCAGAGCGGCCTCTACGCCAGCTTCTTGTTTCCCCATCCCGCAGGCACCTGCGTTGTCTACAACCTTGGACCCAGCTCGGGTTTGACCTTCCCGTTAAACCCAGGAGCCTGCGGAAACATCGTCAACGGCACGGGGCTTTTCTCTCTGGCGAACGGTGTCCAGGCTCAAGTCGCGAAATACAACTACCGGCAGTACATGCCGGAAATTGAATGCAACACAAAAGGTTGTGTCCCTCTCGGTCTGTGCAGCAGCATCAACGTCACCAGCAACGCTACGGCTGGTGTGAATTGCTCTTTCGCCAACGGCCCCGACCACGTTCACTTTCAAGGTCTGGCGATCGCGGAATGTCCTGGACCTTACTCTCAAGTAAACTTTGGAGGACCTACACCAACATCGCCTAGAGGATGTCAAGCAGCGATCGATGCTAACGACCTAATCATTCTCGGCGGTGGGGTTGAGAACCAAACCACGCCTCCATCCTCTTGCGTTTATCCGCCGTTCCCCGCCTCCTGTTACACCAATTACGCCACCCACATTCACTTTCGTGATGTATGGATGCACGGGGATTATACCAGTTTGTCTTCCGGTGTGAATCGTGTATCGAGTGGCATAACGATGGGGGGTTGTTATTACTGCTCCATGGAGGGCAGTAAGTTCAGCATGGGGATCAGCCCCGGCAGCGAAGTCCACGCTGCTAGCATTGATGCCAACACCATTAAAATGGTCAACAACTCCTTCGAAGGTCAATCCAGCTCCATGTTTGCGGGAGGATCTTCACAGGCCCCCGCATGGTTGATGTACAATCCCGCTACCGATGCGGAGCTACGCCGAAACATCGGAACGTTCCCCTACTCATGGTTGGGAACGCAATGCAATGATTCCGTCAATCTGTCCTCGTCAGTAACCTGGTATTCCAATCTGAATAACGCCTGTTATACCCCGCCGTATCTCAATGCGTTTTCAGGTGGCTTCGGAAACAACCTTCCTACCTACTTCACCGGGGGATCAACCAGCACTGCTTCCAGCGTTCCTAACAACTGCCCGACTCCCGGCCCGAGGATGACCTGTGTTTCGGCGAACGAACTTTTCATCACTTATGTTGCCGGACAGCAGTTTCACGACTCTTTGTCTTCTGCGAACGTTCTGAACGGCGGCTCTATCCGTTTCTGTCCACAGTCCACGGGAGCTTGTGCAACCTATACTGTCAACTCGATCGGTAACTACTCACTCTCGGGGACTTTACCATCAGGCAACATCGCGGCGAACGACTTGCTGTGGCAAAACAACGACTCAACTCTCGCGGCTTATGCCGTCAATTCTGTTACAGGAGGTTCCGGTACAAAAACCCTTGTCATTAGCGCTTACACAGGGTCGCCCGCAGCCGGTACTTGGTACGATCAGTCTTCCGGAGCAATTTTCACCGCGACCCAAGCTCCGAATGGCGGTCAAGTAGGAAGTCTGGGAAACGCCATCGGCGGTTGTTCTTGGCCCGGCCCTGCCGCAAACAGTTGTCCAACGTTGATCGCTGTAACCGCTTCGACAGGGAGCACCGCCATTCCAGGAGCTTTGTTCTATAACGGTTTCGGAGACCTTACCCGTAAGAACGGTCTGGAGATAAAACAAGGCGCTCGGGTTATCATCAGTGGTTTCTTGTGTGAAAACGTCGATAACAGCGGCGGTCAGAATGGAATCTGTTTCGCCGATGCTACTCGATCAATCTCAGGCCAACCCAGGGGACAAGCCTACAACACCGCAATGAACGACATCACTGTGACAGACTACATGTCGCGCAATCATTGCAACGATTTTGCGGATATTGGAGGTCGGTCAGCTAACTCAAGCGGTTCCTCCTCTAACGGGGACGGGTCTTCCTTCGGTCAACAGCGTTTCAGCTTCCTCGATGCTCTGGGTTATCACATTACTCAAACCAATCCGGGCTGTAGTAGCGACAGCTATGGTACCGCTTTTTCTTCTGCTAGTCAGACATGGAACGCGGTTATCAGTGAGGTTGGTGGGGTAGCCACAGCTCAAGGCATCGCCTCGATTGAAGCAGGCGCGGTCACTATCTCCGCTTGCGCGGATACCACCTGCACAGGCGGAACCTTTCCTCCTCACTACGTAGGGACCATCCCCAGCGGATACACTCTTTACAATCTCTACAAGAACTCCGCTGCATCGAATGCCACGCTTTGCGGATCGCCGTTTTACATCACGACCAAGACCACGATTTCTGGCACCACGCTGACAGCCCCTGCAGGCACTTTTTCAAACAACACGATGAACGCCCCTGGGCCGGACATGACCGGCGCTGGTATTGTTGTTGCAGGAGCGGGTCCCCTTGGAGCCGATCTCATTACCACGATCGCTAGTGTTCAAACCACTACGCCAGCGGGTACGACAGTTACGTTAACGACTGGTGCTTCTGTTACACCTACGAACCCAGCGATTCAACTCAATGGGGCTTACATCTTCATTTACGGATACGCCAACGCCAATAACAACTCTGCTGCTAGCGCGGGCGCTCCTTACTACGGGGGTTTTCAATGTGTGGATTCTGGCGCATATCCCCATACCGGTAGCGTCACCGAGAGTTGGGTCTTGTTGGCAAACGCCAGCGGAGTAGACCAAGCAAATTCCTGCACTACTAATTTGAGTACCGGCGCGGGTGCTTGCCCTGCCAACAACGCCAACCCGATCCTGAACACCTGTACTTCTGGTCTAAACTGCCCCTCGTCTAACGCCGCTGTTGGCTACCAGGTGATGGACATGTACACAGGTGACGCGGTGATGATTACCTCGGTGGGGAGACTCAACGCCCCGACTTTAGGCGCGTCTCCGTCCGATTGCAACTCCTATTCTTTCGGTGCTTCGGGTCAGACTCAGTACGTTACACAGACAGTCGGCGGTAACATCACCCCCGCCAGTGTCGGCCCCGGAGCTTTGGCTTATACCAGCGGGTCAATCTACGGCACGGCCCCCTGGTTGGGTAGCTTTACTCCATCCAATGCTCAAGTAAGTTATGACTGGAGCCTGTCCGGACAATCTGCCGACAACACGGGTCTTTGCGTCATCAGCAACGTGATGGGCAGTCCGAAGTCGATCGGCTGGCAGCACATGACGTTCGTAAGCGATGCCTCCACGCCTATCGGACAAGGCGCATCCAGCACCAGAGGGTCACCGTTCATTCAGAATGCTTCCTTACTGAACGACATTTTTGTCAGTCCTCCTCCCAACTGTTCGAACAGTACCCTAACCTCATGTCCTGCATCAGGTTGGTACAACTCCTCGACCAACCTGCCGCATGAAGGAGGGACGACCGAGTTTTTCAATTACGACTACTTTACCTTGTCCGCTTACAATGTGGTCTGGCCTGGTCGAAATGGCCAATTCACTCAGACCAGTCAAGGGTGCTATGTAGAGTTTGGTAACAACCCCTCATTTCCAGATCCAGACACATGCACGGGGACAGGGTGTTTGACGACCAGCTCCACCCTTGGCGTGTGTACAAACAGCGGTTGTAGCCCGACCAGCTCCTCCGTGCCTATCAGTTGCACCTTCACAGGCGCGGGATCACCGCCAGCTCTTCCGGGTTCTCCTCCGCAGTACGGTCTTCCTAGTATGTTCTTCCCCGCGACTCCCTACTGCTCGACCACAACGCCGAATGGGGAGTGTGTCGGATTCGTTGGAATGTTGAATGGACAGGTGTTTCTCACCCTCCCTGACTACCACGGTTACGAACTCTGTGGGAACACTCCTGCCGGATTTGCGGCCTGCGGCGGGAACAGTTCCTACTTCGGAATCGCCAACGATCCTCTTACCACACCTTGCTACTCCGGTCCAACGCCATGCACAGACAACGCCGACATCGGCGCTCGAATCCAGTACATCGATGCCGCCTTCTTGGCGAACATCTATAAATGCACCTCGGCCCCTGGTTGCTCCGGTCCTGGACCATTCCCGGATAACGCCAATACAGTAATTACGGGTATGCCAAGTACCTTGTTCCTTGGGTCCCCCGTTATCAAGGGCGCAACCACAACGGTGAACCAATAATGAGTACGATCGTACCTGTTTTGAGCACAATTCTGCTATTCAGCACTCTGGCTCTCGGGCAATGTTCCCAAGCGAGTCCCCCTCCGGGGACGATCTGTGCGGGACCCATTACCGTCACTGCGGCTCCAAACGGAAATCAATCCGGATGGGTATTTCTCGACATAGGAAAACCAGTAACTCCTCCAACCAGTGGTCAGTACCTCTTGACCATCGTGAATGGAATGCTGCAGGAAAGCGACAACGGAGGCTCGTATCACTCTTTGACCGGCCCGCAGGGTATCCAAGGCATTCCTGGTCAGAACGGAACCAATGGTTCTCAAGGAATTCAAGGAAGTCAAGGAGTGCAAGGCAACACAGGACCTCAAGGCCAGCAGGGAATCCAAGGCCCTCCGTGGTCTCCTGTTGGCCACACGTTGACAGGGACGCTGGCTTGCCCGAAAAGCTCTGGATCTATTCCTGCTGGCTTCACGAGTAAGAACTGCACATTCATAGTTACAGGAGCCAACTAATGCCAGCATACGGTGGGGCCTTTTCTGGAATGCCAGCTCCTCGCACCCCAGCATACGGTGGGGGTTTTTCTGGGAGGCCAGCTCCTCGCACCCCTAGCATTCGCGCACCATGGCCCGTTACTCCTGGATCTCTTGGTGACAGACCGATGCCTTCCGGAGAAGAAGGGATAGCCCGCCCGGTCTCTTTCAAAAAGGGCGGCAAGGTCAAGAAGACGGGATGGGCAAAGGTTCACAAAGGTGAAAGAGTAATCCCCGCAAATGCCGCTGGTCGCACTATGGGTGGAAAGAAAAAGAAAGCACCCAAAACCAAACGTGCGAAAGCCAAGATCAAAAAGACGATGGACGAATGGAAGTCTGGAACACTTCACAGCGGTTCGAAAAAAGGTCCGGTCGTAAAGAATCAGAAACAGGCGGTTGCGATCGCGATCAGTCAAGCTCGGAGGAAGACGTAATGGCTGGTATGCACCCCGGTTTCAAAGCGGTTCAGGGAAAGATCGCGAAGAAGTACGGCATGGCCGCTGCCGGTCGCATTCTCGCTTCCGCTACTCGTAAAGCTTCGAAGAAGGCCAAGAAAAAGAACCCGCGTCTCAAGCGGGTGAAAAAGGCGTAATGTCTCTCACCTGGACGGAGCTGGTCTCGTCCTACGAAACTCCAGCCCAAATTCCTGACGAACAATTCTACGATTACATCAACCAGGAAAAGTTCCGGGAAGATGCAGGGAATCAACTCCAGTTGGGGTTGGAGAAATACCTAGAGATCATCAAGCAAAGCCCCATCTTCATCGAGGGCAGACGTAGGGCGAAATCAGACCTCTACTTCTTGGTCAAGTATTTCTGTTGGGAGACCAACGCGGAATGTTCTGGCAAGCCTTTCAGCGAGAACAAGATTCTGGACAGAGTTCATCGTCGTTTATGCAACATGTTTGTTGTCAAAGACGATACGAAGACTATCCCAGAGCAAGACGTTTACAAAGAACGCCTGATTCTCTACCCCCGTAATACCATGAAAGCGTTGGATCTAGATGAAAAAATACCAACCCCTTCAGGCTTCAAACTGATTCGGGATATAGAACCAGGTGACACTGTTTATTCCAGCCAAGGTGCGCCTTGCACGGTTACGGGTGTGAGTCCGGTTCGTAGTAACCAAGAGTGTTACGAACTAGAGTTTTCAAGCGGTGAAACAATTGTATCAGACGCCGGACACCTCTGGATAACAGATGCCAGACGCGATCGAGACGCAAAACGAAACGGTAGTCTCAAGCAGAAAGCGGTACCTTTTCCCACCGCAAAAACAACGGAAACGATCGCGGCCTCCATCTTCTGCCGAGAGGAACACAATCATCGAGTTCAGGTTGCGACCTCTATTCAGGGAGATGACCAAAGTTTTACAGTGTCTCCTTATGTTCTAGGTTGCTGGTTAGGGGATGGTACTTCAGCTTGCGCCCAATTAACTGGTGCAGACTTTGGCATCATAGAGAAGATTCGCAAAGAAGGAGAAGTCATCCGGGCTTCCGAATCAGGTAGGTACCGTTGGGTGTTCAATGGCGGACCAGATCATCCTGATTACAGAAACAGCAATAGCCTAGCTAGTAGGCTTCGAGCACTCGGCCTGCTCAACAATAAACATATTCCTACCTCGTATTTGAGGGCTAGCAGAGCGCAACGCTTATCCTTGCTGCAAGGATTGATGGATACCGATGGAACGATTTCGAAGACAGGTGAGTGTGCTTTTGAAGTCAGTAACCTTACTCTGGCGCGGAACACCCGAGAACTAGTAGCATCCTTGGGATTGAAGCCAGGTAAGCTTACGACCAAACAAACCATCGTGAAGGATGTTGTCGGGATTGCTTACACGTTTAGGTTTACTGCCTATGAGGATCATCCGGTGTTCCGGTTACGCAGGAAGCGGATCAGGCAAAGAGCACGCACCCGCCTTTCTAAGCAATCTAGCAGGCACATCGTTGCCGCAAGAAAAGTACCAAGCCGTCCCGTCAAATGCTTAATGGTGGATTCTCCAGACCACACTTTTCTAGTTGGTGAGGGTTTCATACCAACCCACAATAGCACCATCGACGTGACTGATGCTGTGCAGTGGATTCTCAACTTTCCCCAGATCCGAATCTTGTTCCTCACCGCCGTAGACGATCGCGCTATCGCTTTCGTGAACGAGACCAAAGGGCACTTCGTGGAGAAGCTATACGAGCCCAGTCTTATGAATCTGTTCTTCCCAGAGTTCTGTCTGCCGGAAAAAGAACTGAGTAAAGAGAGCGCTTTCGAGTTCACTTCTCCGATGTGGAGAGTACAGAACCTTCGGCGCAAAGAACCAACCTGCCTCGCGTCCTCGATCACTTCCGATCTTTCCGGTACGCACTTCGATGTTATCAAAGGCGATGACATTGTTTCGAACCGGAACTCTGAAAACGAGGACATGTGTAAACGTGTCACCTCCCGCGTCAACGTCAGTGTTCGAAAGATGCTCATGCCTTTCGGATACTTTGACATCGTGGGTACCCGATATGCGGATGAAGATTATTACGGAGATCTGATTTCCAAGAATGTCGGCGATTTGAAGGTAGAAAAAGGCCCCTGCTGGGACTACATCGACAATCTCCAGATGAAGTGGAAGATTCTGATCGGCAGGGCGATTGTCATCAAGCCGGAGATCATAGAGAAGCTGGAGAAGGAGCAACGTCCGGTCACCTACAAGGAAGCCGGGGAAGAGGGTTGTGATCTTCTGTTTCCCGAGGTCTTATCCTATGCGTATCTGATGAAGGATTTTGCCCTCGATGAAATCAGCTTCGAAGGCCAGAGAAACAACAACGCCCGTCCTCGGAGCCTAACTCCTTTCACGAGGGGTTTACTCCTACGGGCTACTGTAAGTTTTGACAAAATGCCGTACAAAGGTCCGACCTCACAGACGTGGGACTTTGCCTTCAGCCAGAAGAAGGGAAGAGATTACACCACCGGCTGTTGCGCTCTCTGGGATGATAAAGGAACCGCGTACATCAACGATCTCATCCGTGATCGATTTCAGCCGAACGATCTGGCGCAAGCCGTGGTCGATTTCGCCAGACGGTGGCATCCCTTCGTGGTTGGGATCGAGGATGCCGGGGGGTCGAGAGCTTTAGAGTATTCGATCCAGATGGCAGCGCAAAAAACAGGAGATCAGCAAGTCATTGCGGTCTGTAATGCGATCGACTGGATCTCACCCACCAACAATAAAGATGCCAAACGAACCCGCATGGGATCTTTGCATCCTTGGTTGATGAACGATCAACTCAAATTCTCAGCGCATCTGCCTCATTTAGAAGCCTTGTATAGCGAGTTCGAACGGTGCATGTCCAGTCACCATCATGACGACATCCCGGACGTGATTTCCCGTCAAACGAAATATGGCCCGCGAATGCTTCAGGTCATCGAGAAGAACGAAATCCAGACTTGGAGTCAATCGAACGCTGCTTACAATCTTCTGTTCGAAGAGAACTGCGATGCTTTCGGGAGGCCGGGAGCGGGATGGATTCAACCGATCAACCCCGATCCTGCGGTGGACGAGGGCGCGAAGCTGGAGGGAATACCCGGCTACGAGCCGATTTTAGGGGCGGGGCTCTATGGTTAAAGCTCGGTTTCTCTGCTGTTCGTATCAATTCAACTATAAAAGGAGTCAACATGTCTGAAAAAGATTCTCTCGTTTCCCTCAACCCAGCCCAAGTCGATAACTACACCGTCAAACCGTCCCAATTTCCCTCCAGCGGGAAGGGCCAGATGGCCGAAGGCAAGGACCAGCTCTGTAGTCAGGGCGAATACCAATCCAGCCCTCGGTGCGAACAAGATGACGGTATGGGGTCCAGTGGTGCTGGAACTCCTTCCAACTGGGGTAAAGGTGGCACGGGTTTCAAGATCGAACGGAACAAGGGTGAGGGAGAGTCTGCTCCATCGGCCATCTCGGATCGCTGCAGTGTGGACCTGGTGACAGGCAAGATCACGGTCAAGGGTTACGCTGAAACGAAAGTTGATGAAGTCGGCGATCCGCACGCCAAGATCCCCTCCCGGTAATTACCGAACGGTGTCTTTCGCAAATGTTACCGAACGGTGTCTTTGAGGCCCCATGCTGATTGAACAACCCACTGTAGATGTTCACAAACCGCTAGAGATCGACGCGGCAAAGAAAGCCCTCCGTACAGGGCAGTGGGATGACGACTCCGCTTTACAGATGATCGTGCAGGATTCGATCAGAGCTGAAAATTACGAGTCAACCAAACAATGGGTCCTTGCGTGGCCGATCGCTACATCTCTTTATCAAAGTCCTTTCACCGCCCGGTACTGGGAAGGAACTCAGGTTGAAAGAGCGAACGTCCCTTTCTACACCGTGGCAACCTGCGTCAATTCCTTGGTGCCACAAATCTGTTCTGGATTGTTTTCGGACAATCCTCCTTTCATCGTCCAGGAAAGGCCAGGTACCAGCTCTCAAGCGGCCCGAGCCATCGGAGCGTTACTAGCCTACCAACTGGACGATATTAACTTCCGGGAAGAATTGCGGTTGGGAATCCACAACGCAGTTCTTTTCGGTACAGGGATATGGAAGTGGGGATGGGAAACCTTCACCCGCAACCGCACCATGTATGAGCGGAAAAACAGCCCCGTCACGGTGCCCAATGCTATACCCGGTCAGCCCCCTATCCCGATCTACAACGACGAAGAAGACATCAAGTTTGTAGAGGATGAAGAGTACGTTGATCGACCTTTCTTTGAGCACATTGTTAACTTACGACAGGTGCTGGTCGATCCTGGCCTGCAGGTTCCTGATATACGCAAGGCAAAGTATGTCATTCACAGGATGTATGTAACCTGGAACGATCTCGATAAACTGCGAGACCGTCCAGGTTTCAACATTCCATCGAGAGAAGACCTGCTCAAACTTTTCTTCCCACCCAAAGAGGAAGCCATTTCTGCGGTAGGTGAGAACGTTGCCAAGAACCCCCTGTGGGATGCACGTTCTGAAAGCCGGTACGAAGTCACCACCGTTGATCCTTTTAATGAACCTCTGGAGATGCTGGAGCGCTGGGACGGCGAAAAATACATGGTGGCGCTGCAAAAGAAACTAGTCATCTGTAATACCAAGAATCCATACGGGGAAATTCCGTTCCTGTCGGTCGGCTGGTGGGACATCAATGAAGCCTTCTGGTCCATGGGTCTGGCGAAGACGATCGGTGCCGAACAACGTTTGCAAGCTGGAATTACAAACACCTGGCTCGACCAGGCCGCGATGAATCTGAATGGGATCTACGTTCGGGTCCGTGGCAAGAGCATACCCACCCAAAACATTAGGATGGCCCCAGGCCGAATCGTTGAAGTCGATAACAAAGACGACTTCTCGCCTCTACAAAGAATTCCCGCCGTTCCTGAGGCACAACTTCATATTCAGATGTCACAGGCGAGAGCGGAACAGGTATCTGGCGCAAGCGAAATTGGCACTCAAGGTATCGCAGGACCCAGCGGGCACGCGAACATTGCTCGGAGTGCGGCAGGTGCCAACCTCCTCGCATCGGGAGGTGCGAACAAGAGTGGTGACTTCGTGGAGAAAATCACGAATCAAGTCTTCCTACCGTTCTTGTACGCCTCCCATGAGTTAAACCGTGCGTTACTCCCGGTTACTACAATGAAGTACATCCTTGGAGATGAACTGCAGCACGAGTTCATGAAGAGCAAAGGTGACACCACCATGGAGTTACTCAACGCCAAAGTGAAGTTCTCCGTACTCGCCGCCGCGAAGATGCAGGCCCGGAGAAATATGGCCCAGGCTCTACCTATTCTGGTTCAGTTCCTGACCAATGAACAAACCACCCAACAGCTATCAGTCGCTGGCTATCGAGTGGATGTCGTAGAAGTCATGCGAATGATGTTTGAGGTCTCGGACTGGAAGAACTTCAAGGACGTGGTTGTCCAGATGAGTCCCGAAGACGTTCAACGTCATGCGGCCATGAATCCGCAGGCTCAAGCCGCCGCGAAACAGCAGCAGATGTTGCAGGCCCAGAGCCAGATGCTGGACCAGAAGAAAAACAACCAACTGGAAATCGTTGACAGCGAGAACATCGCTCGTGCTGGAAGAGAGATCCTCCGACACGCTCTAGAGGACTCGGGCACCTCCGAGGTTCTAGAGGGAGCGCCTGGAAATCAAGGCTTCGGCGATAACGCATCTTAACGCGCTAATCTATGGACATCCAAGAACAGATCGAGAAACTGAACGGGAAACCGTTAGCTGAAGAAGATCGGGCGGAAATCGAACTCTGGCAGAAGGGTAGGGATCTGGCCCATCAAGTCAACGGTCCTGGCTGGAATGTGGTTCTGGAGATGCTCCAGAGCTACGTCACTCAAAACGTCAATACGTTGATGAACACTGATCCTTCCAAAACAAGCGAGGTTGCCGCCACCCACGCCATCATGTTCGCTGCCGGACGAATCTTCCGAATTTTCCAGGAAGATGTAGCCGCCGCGATTCAAGCTTCACGCAAAACACCAGAGATTGTAAGACAGGGATTGAAGAACGTAACCCCTGTCCCCGCCGACAGTTTGTAGCAGCAACTCAATATCAACCTGCAACCACCCCGTTAAGGTCGGATTACCTTAGGAGCCCGTATGTCTGAATTCAATGATCCTTTTGCCACCGAAGATAAGTTCGCCCAGATGGATTTATCTTCTCCCAACAATCTCATCGATCAACTCTCCCCAATCGTGGATGAACATCCCGAACTTGCCCCAACACCAGAGGAGGTGATCCAAGCTGACGGTGCGCCAGCGCCGGTCGTTGTCCCTGTACCTGTTGTCGCTGTGCCCGATCCGGAGGTTCACGAGTACCCGGACGGCTCTACTGTATCCCTCGAAAAGACCAACAAAGGTTGGTGCGCCACCCTCGATTCCGGTGGCAAAGCTCCAGAGAAATTCTACGGTCGGACGAAAGACGACCTACTTACTAACGTTCTGGCCGCAAAACTGCACGCCAGCCAGCATATTCGGGATCTGAGTAAGAAGATCAAACTGACCGCTCGACCCGAGCCCCAGGTCTCTCCCCAGCCTCAAGCGCAACCACGCCAGCTCACGCAGGCTGAAATCGAAGAGGTTAAAACCCAACTTGCTACGAACCCTGATTTGGCTTTTTCAAACTGGTTCCAAAAGAAAACCGGCCTCAACCCTGAAGAATTGGTTTCACTCGTGGAGCAGGGCCGTTTCGCAAGAGAGGAACTGGACTCTGAAGGCGTTGCAAAAGCATTCATGGCAGCGCACCCCGAATACTACCCTGATCCCGAATTCAAAAACTACCTGGCGATTGTCGGGTATTTATCCAAAGTCAAACTCCGTCAAACACTAGATGAATCCAGCCGCGACAGTGTGAATAACACCATGCGGCAGTTGATTCGCGGTGGTTATTGGACTGTGGAGGACTTGGAAGAAGCTTACGAGGAATTGTCTGAAGATGGATTACTTGAGACAGTTCCGGATGTTCAGGACGATGAAGAGGAGATCACCCCTCCTCCCGCCGCCCCGCAACCGGTACCAGTAGTGCCGGTTGCGCCAGCAAAACCAGCAGCACCGACAAGCACGCCTGATCCGCGCATTGCGGCACGGCGAGTGGGTCAGAGAGCGGGTCTAGGAATCCGCGAAAGCCAAGTTAGTCGGCCTCCGCAAGAAACCCAAAGACCGCCCTCAGACGACGAGTTAGAGAACCTCACGGACAAGGAACTTCAGGAACTATTCTCCGGAGTCCGCCGTGCAGCTTCACCATCTCGGCGAAGGTAAGTAACCCAACAAGAGGTAAGACAGAATGGCCTATTCACCGGCTAGCATCCTTACTTCAGGTGCGTTGCCGAACCTTGTAGCCATCTACTACGAGCGGCAGGCGATTCCAAATCTGAAGGCGCAAACTCCTTTCCTGAGCATGACGAAGCAAAAACCGCTTCCCATGCACTCGGGCAACCAGATCCAATTCTTCACCTATGCACTCCTGGCAGGCAACACCAACCAGGCTGCAGAAGGCACGGTTGGGTCTCCTATCTCCGAATCGTCCACGAAGATTGTGGCAACGATCGGACAGTACGCGGACTTTATCAACTCGTCCGACCTGGCAATGGATGTAGCGATTGACGATCCCTCGCTGCTCCAGAACCTCTCTACCGAGCTGAACTATCGTCTGGCTCTCACGCTCAATTCGCTTGTCCAGTTGACTACGGACGCTGCGACCGGCGTGGATTCGAGCGTCAACATTCAGTTGGCGAACGGATCGTACCTCACTGCGAACAACATTCGCACTGGCGTGCAGCAGCTCTCCGGCATCAACGCTCGTCCTCTTACCAAGGACGGATACATGGGTGGGATCATCCACCCCAACGTGGTTCACGATGTCTTCAATGACACCAGTTTTAACGGTATCACGGACATCATGAAGCGCAACGCTGGAATGGCAGAGAAGCTGTTCGCCCCATTGGCGAATGACGACACTTTCGAGTACGCAGGCGTTCGCTTCAAACAAACCACCACTGCCCCCTCGGTAACCATCAGCTCCAACACGTACTACAACACGTACCTGTACGCTGATGACGCTCTTTTCTCCGTTTTCCTCGGCAAGAACCCCGAGAGCGGTGAGAAGAACTACCGCCTCATGGTGCAGGAAGCACCTTCTCAGGGTAGCGTTTCGGACCCCGCACGCCAGATCGGCGGATGGGTAAGCTACAACGTTCGCTACACCAACACCCTTCGTCCTGGCTCTACCATGACGATCCGGCGCTTCCAGTCGGAAACCAGCTCCAGCTAACCAAGGTGCGGAGAATAGTGATCCTAATCTCCGCACTGTAATAAGACCGGTACGGCGCGTTCACATCGACAACCCTACGCCGGGGCTCATGAAAGATTGCGATTGGTCGTCGTAGTCCGGATTGACGAGAAGTTGGGAGTGGGCCTGACCAGTTCGCTCCCTACTTTCTTTCCTGAACGATTTTTTGAAACCATTTCAATCGAGGCTGCAATGGACGAATCACAAGCGAAAAGGGCGAACGCCCAACGCCTATACGATCAACGTGCCGAACAGATCGGCCACCTTCCCGCACAGATCCTGTTGGATCTCGCCCGCAATGAAGCCGCCAACCGCGATTGGCGAAAAGCGGCTGTTCAGTTTCTGCTCGATGGCAAACACCCCCAGGCCGGTCATCCCGAGCTTGCGGGTTTCGTTGCTGAAATCCAGCAGGAAAAAACCGCCAGTAACGATGTGCAGGCAGTAGTGGAAGCCGCCATCGAGGATGAGTTTCCCGGTGCTCCCTCCGCAAGCGTCACCACCTCCAGTTTGTGGCAGGACGCTGTGATCGAGAACGCCACTCCTATCATCCGAAACCCTAATGCTCTTGGTGACGACGCTCTAGTTGGCGACTAATGGAAAAGCAAGTTCTGGTTTTTGTAGCCCGCCACGGAGTGACTGACTTGAATAAGAGGGACGCTTTCCGTGGACCGATCGACGCGCCTCTAGATAAGTCCGGAGTAAGGGACGCGCATCAACTCGCGCATTACTTCGAGCCCGTCGATCTTTCCTACATCATTCATTCCGACAAAAAGAGAACCCGAGAAACCGCCAAGACGATCGGCGATCGCAAACTTATGGACATTTTCCCGAACGAAGAACTCCGGGCATGGAATGTCGGGGATCTTGGCGGGAAGCCAAAGGATGAGGACAATCTGGCGATCGTGGAGCATCACGTACAGAATCCCGACCTACCGTTTCCCGGTGGGGAATCCTTGAATGAGTTCCGGAATCGCGTCCGTCCTATTCTTGCCCAGGCGATCGACAAGGGGGAGGAGATTGGAATTCCACTGCTACTGGTCGCGCACTCCAGCGTGATTCACGAGATCGGCACCATGCTGTCGGGCAACCACGATTACACCTTGGTGGAACCTGGCGGGGTCTGTGCGATTTATGTAGGAAACGGCAAGCTTGATGCCGAACCCATCTTCAAAGCACGAAAGAAGCCGACCACCCAAGTTGGCGAAAACTTGACTTAGTTAACGTCACTCCAAAGGACAATCCATGAATTTCAACACAATTGCTAGCTTCCAAGGCGGAACTCTTCGTAACCAAATTGCATCTCAGACCCTGGCTGCAACTGGTGCCACTGCGTTCTTGTCCAACACCGATAGTGGTACCGGAGTTCCTGCGGTTCTAACAATCCCGCAGGGTAACTATATCTCTGGTTCCACTTTCCCGCAAGACCCGAACACCAACGCGGCTTTAAGTTATCGAACCGGTCGCCAGGGCATTCCTATCAACGCTCCGGCCCCGAGTCATAGCGCGAAGACGTTCGATAGCGGTCGCCCTTTCTTGCTTCGTCTCTGTGGTGTTCTTACCCCAGCAAGCAACGCGGGAAACTCGATCACTCTCGCCATTTACTGCGGCACCACTGTTAGCGGTGGCACAGCGATCGCTACTACCGGTGCTCTAACCGGCAGCGAATCTTCGACCACTGCTGCGAGTTTCGTCCTCGAAAGCCAGTGTTTCTGGGACTCTACTTCGCAACAGTTGTACGGCCAATTTTGGTGGGGTGTCAACTTCGGAACGCCTTCCTACCACGTTTGGCAGGCTAACTCGAACGCCATCACAAGCGTTGCGTTGTCGGGATTGAACTTCATCGGGGTGTCGAACTGGGGCAACGCCGCTGGTGGTGTTATCGCCGTTTCTGAATTCAGCCTAAGTCAACTGTAACTCTGAACTTCCCGCGAAAGGGGACCTGTATGAGTGAATTCAATGAGATCGACCGCATGGTCATGGAGAGTCCTGAACTTCTAGGCAAGGAATGTATCGGTTGTTACCGCGTCCTTGCCTATAAGTATTTCGACAAAGACTCCTCCTCCCGTGACGGTCGGAAGCATCTTTGTGCTCTTTGCCAGACAGCCGAAAGATTAAGTACCGAAGAGCACATCGCCCGCCAGAAAGAAATGAACTACAACGCTTCCCAAAGTCAACGCTGGGATCATCAGGAAGAACTCTATGATGACGCAGCGAGGGTAGGGAAGCCTTTGCTCAGTAATGACCTCGTGTTCACTCTTCGTGAACTGATCCCAAACCTGTACATCACCCAAGGCAGGATCATAGGGGATCTGGCTGTCTTCAAGACTTACGGAACCCCCCAACCGTCGCTCGATGGAAAAACCTTCGAATACCTCTTTTACATCCCCACAGGAATCCTTCCGGAATTCAGTCAGTACGAATTCAATGACAGAAATGTAGCCGTCCGGGAGAAACAACGGGGCTGGAGAACCGTCCTGCTTCGTCTTATCAAGGCGAAGATGCTGACGGAAGAGATGGCCAACAAGGTGTTCGGCCCTGCCGAGGGGAAAGCTTCCGCCCGCTATAACCGGAAGTTATACGAGTTCAGAAACAGTTTGTAACCCAATAACCGCAGCGAACGGATTTTCGCAGGGAGAAAGTTATGCCTGACAATGAACAAGTAGTAGAACCAAAGAAAAAAACACTTACCCTTGGGCTCGAAGAACTTCAAGCCCTCATCGCCGCCTCGGTATCGGAGGCGGTGAAGCAGTCCGGACAGACCTTCGCCAACGCCATTCTCGAATCCCGCAAGCCTTACGTTGATCCTCGTGTGAAAGAGAACGAGGATATGATGAGGGATTCGTTCCGTATCGCTCAAGAGCGAATGCAGGCGGAAATCGAAGCAAGCCGCGCCTACTGCGCCCACCTTCAAGGCTCGAACGCTCTGAGTGAATATCAAGGGCAGATGGGCTCTTTTGTCCTCCATCAGCTTGACACGGGTGTAGTGGTTGGAATTTGCACCAACTGCCAGAAGACCATCTGGTCGAACTCCGAGGACCCGGAAGAGTTAAAGTGGTTCAAACACAAGAACGCCAACCGCATGTCGCGGGCCGGTCAGAGGGTCTTCCGCGATCCCGTCAAAGCAATGGCCGCTCGATAAAGGAGTAATTCTTGGCTGTCACCAACACTCTAGGGCGCATTCTGAATGTGGCTCAAACCTACATTCGGCAAGCACCGTTGACCTTTCCCGCGCTGTCCGCACCCAATGACCTGGCTTATCTTGCCGGGGATTGGGTGCGGCAGTTTATTTTGTCTCCACCTTTTGCGTGGAGATGGAATCGCCAGGTCAACACCTTCACCACGACAGCCGGGACGCAAGACTACGCAGAATCGATTTCGAACTTCGGTTGGATCGAGAAAGCTACTCTTACCGACAACACAGTGTCACCGGCATTGACTACCGAGCTGGCTGTACAAATGGATCTCGGGATCGAAGCGACTCAAAATCAGCCTGTGTTTCTGGCACCGGAACTCGACAACAACGCAGGCTCTATCACTTTCCGTCTTTCACCCGTGCCTGATAAGGTCTACACGGTCACGATCACCAGCCAGAACGCTCCTCCGAATTTCGCCAATCTAACCGACACTTGGTCTCCCCTCCCAGACTACCTTTCGTACTTGTACATGCAAGGCTTCATGGCTAAAAGCTACGAATACTTTGTGGATGAACGGTTCGGCAGCACCATGTCTTTGTTTGTGAAACAACTGGTAGCCGCCAACGGCGGTCTGGACCAGACCCAAGTCAATCTGTTCCTCGGTCAGCGAATTGATCTGCAGAGGGAGCAGAACAACATGTTGCAGACCTCGCAGAATGCTACCCAGGGAAGGTTTCTCGGACAGTAATGAGACTCGAACTTCAGCTCTACAAGGATGACGGAACTCTAGTCCATACTTCTTCCATCGATGCCTTACATCCGGGCGACTGGAAGACCATGGCGAGTGAACCGATTGTCGAAGGGGGCTGGCTATACTTTGGTTGGACCTACCAACCGATCGTACAAAAAGCAGGGAAAGCAGGGGGCTTCTAGTGGGGTATCTGCTTCATATCCGTGGAATTCTACACCATTGCTCTAGCCGGGGTGCATCATCGCCAGCACTATAACAGTTCAACAAGTCGTCCGAAGCACCCGAGCTTATGCGGAGTTGAGTCCTCAACTTCCTGCAGGCGGATGGACGCAGGAACCGGCCTTGACGATCGCGAATGACGTTCTCCAAAGAATCCTTGCCGAGGGGATGGACTGGAAGTGGAACCGGGCTTACGTTCCGGACATTCTCAGTGTGGCTCTCCAACAGGATTATCTGACCCAAGTTACCGACATGGGCTGGTTGGAGTCTTGCGATCGCATCGACATCAATAACTCGACCAACAACGGAAACCTCGCTCCCAAGCCTGTGTGGACCATGGAGTCTGTCCGGGATCTCGGACGCACGTCTTACCAGGGTTATCCGTTTAACTGTTCGTTCGTCCCGAATTCTTTGGCGTATCTGGGGCAATGGTATCCACTTACGGCTTACGGTTGTGGCTACGGTCAGGCACAAATCCCTATTACCCCCATTCAGCAGTTTCAAGACGCAAATGGGAACCTTCTGTACATCAATTCGACCGTACTAGGTCTCAATATCAATAGCCCCGGCTTTACCGGACAACCGGTCGTACTTCCGACACCCAATCCATACGGTATTTCAGGAAGTACCCAGCCTCTTCTTACAGCCAATTCTCCTGCTGGAACCACGGTCACCGATGGTACCGTAACCTGGACCGTTGCCAACCCGAACGGGTATGCGATTCGAATTGCACCTCTACCTGCTTTGTCAAGTTTAGCCTGGTTGATGGAACCCATTTATCAAAAGAAACCACCGACAATTACTTCTCTGCAACAGACCCTCGCTCCGATCCCTGATGAATTCGCTTATTTGTTTCGCCAAGGTTTTAAGGCGATGTGTTACGAACATGCCGGTTCGAAACTCTTTGCCGAGTCTTTCCAGAAGTGGGAAGAGGATCTAATGGTTGCGGTGAGATCCGCCGATCGCGAACGAGAGGATGCAGTGATGTATCCCTCAGAGAGCATCATGAACGGTAGCTCCCCTGTTTACAACGGGCTACCCATCGGTCCTGGTTGGCCGTACAGCATTTACCCCTACTAATGTCCACCATTGCTCAAGCGGTAGATGCCGCCGCCAAAATCGATCCCAATCGATTCCAACCGGTTGATCCTCATAACGCCGTGCATCCCATGCCCGCGCCCGCGCCGATCAGTGTTGGACGGAGTATCTTCCTTCGCGGCCCCCTGCCGCCCGCCGTAGTATCTGTAGACAATCTTCGGCAGTTCTATGGAGGTTCCGTTCCCCTCACCAGAATTACACCGGTCGCAATAAATGACTAGCCCCATCCAGCAAGCCGGGGGGCAGATGTCCAAGCCCCCGAAATATGTCCCGATCTTCACCAACCGGTGGATCACGGGATTGTGGACCCAACGCAGTCCTCTCCGGGACGCGGCGACCCCCTATCTCTACGAGAAGTTCTATTCCGGCACGAGATTCGAGTCTCTGTACGGTGGTTCGAACTGCGAGCTGTCCAATCGTCTGACATTACAGAGACGGCCTGGTCACACCGTCTACAACAGCGCAACCTTTCCCGCGATCGATGCTTTCTACGAGTTTCGGACCTTCACCTCAGACTCTGAAAACATCTACGTCATGGCGGACACGGCTTCTAACATCTATAACGCCACCGGGCCTTCGACTCAGCAGGTGATCTTTCCGAAGTCCGCAGGGTCCGGTCAAGGGTACATGCAGAGTGTTGGTAACTCCCTCTACATGGGTGACGGGGTAGATCTTCTTCAGTGGGATTGGTTTCAGGCATGGACCGCTTTAACCTTGTATCAAACGGGAACGGTAATTCTAGATCCTGATAACAATCTGCAAGTCATGCAGGGATATGGAATCAAAGTCACCTCCACTTCCGTGTTCTCTAATGTTCTCACAGTCACTTGTGCCGACGTTGCAGGTCTCATACCGGGCGACCAAATATCGTTCCGCGATATGAATGTTCAGACCTGGTTAAACAACAACACCTACACAGTTACCAATTTCGCTCTATCGAACGTCATTCTCGCTTCCGCAAATCATCCGGATTATCTTACCACCACGGAAGGAAGCGCCACTCCGGTTGTCATCACAAACGCAAACGAAGGCAGGAGCTATGTCACCGCACCTACCTGGAACGAAACCACAGGCGGACTGACGATTGAAGACTCTATCCGAGGCAACATCTGGCAATGCCATGGCCCCTCAGTCCAGAATTGGGGGATCGTAGGGCCGACAAATGCGCCTCAGGTCGCGAACACGCCGGTCTCTTTGACGAATGCTTGGGCGGCAAACACTTACTACTGGCCGAGTCAGACTGTTGTAGACAGTGCCAACAACCTTCAATTATTGACTACTCCTGGTACAACGGGAGGAGGAACACCCTCTTGGACAACCAGCACAACGAATGATGGGTCAGCCGTTTGGACTTATCAAAACTCAGAAACTAGAGTACCCAGCACCGTCTATGCGGTAGGGGCGAGCATCGCTGTAACTTATTACATCACTACGCTTGTAAAGAATCCTATCCCACCGCCTTCTAAAATCGTTGAGACACAGGGTCCCTACTCATGCTTCTTTACTTGCACGACCCCTGGAACGTCATCGAGCGCGGCAACTCATTCTATCCTCTGGAACAGCGGATTCGTCCAGGATGGGACTGTAACCTGGTTCAACTCAGGGAACGTAACAACCAGAGCAGCAGGCACTACTACCGAGAGCAACATCGGGGACTCTATTCTAGTATCCAACCTTTCGACTGTCATCGATTCGAACTTTAACAACGAACAGGTTTCTATCGGAGGTTTGTCCGGGGGAACTGCCCCCAGTTGGATGGCCCAAGGTGACTACACTGTAGACGGAACCACCCCGAGTCAAATCCTCTGGTTGAACACTGGATCAGCAGCGGCAGCTAACACTGGGGGATGGGGATACGCCTATGCCTTCAAGAACAGTGTTACAAGTAACGTAAGTACCGCCTCCCCTATGACGGCGGCTATCCTTAGAAAGGCTGAGAATTACATCACCGTTTCAGGTGCTGGCAGTTCCGATCCCCAAGTAGACACGATCGAGATTTACAGAACGGTCCAAGGAAATGCCTCCACCTCTACTACCCCTTTAACAACGGGTGGAACCCTCTACTGGCTGGCCGACATTCCCGCGCCAGCGAATGGAGGTTCATGGAGCTACCTCGACACCTCGCCAGATCCTCCGTCTCCGACTTCTACTCTAAATGAGCTGATCGAGGCGGACACCACTGGCACCAACACTCCCCCTCCTGCCGGTCTAAGCATTCCTACATACCACCTACAGAGAATCTGGGGAGCAGTAGACAACACCGTCTATTGTTCCGGAGGACCTGATATTTTGAACGGGAACCCGAACGAATGCTTCAGCCCTGCAGATAACTTCGTCTTCCCCAGCCAAGTAACCAGGCTCTGGCCGAACGGCAGTTCCGGCCTGTACGTCTTCACTGTCTCCGATACTTATGTGATCGCTGGAACCACCATCGCAAGCTTCTACGCGGTTCCTTTGCTGGCGAACATCGGACTCGCCAGTTACAACGCCCTGGACATCGATGGCACTGTTCTTTACATGATGTCGAATGATCGCCACGTTCTTGCTCTTGATCCGAGTTCCGGAATCTCAGAAGTAGGGTTCCCGATCGGAGATCAGTTCGACAACAACTACAACCCAGCCTCCGCGTATATCGCATGGCATGTCGGCGGGTCTCAGGACACCGCTCTTTACGTTGCGGACGGTGCCACGGGCTGGTACAGAATGGACCCCACGCCTGCGCCCGAGACCGGAACGACTTGGAGCCCGTTCGCCACCATCACGGGGGGAGTTCAGGCCGTCCAATCAGTCGAGGTTACCCCTGGCACGAAAAAGCTATTACTAGGTCCGACTACCAGTGGTCCTATTCTTGAAAGAAGCCTCAATACTTTCACCGACAATGGCTCTACCTACACCTGGAACGCCATTATCGGCAGCATTGTGTTGGCCCAACCCGGTGAACTGGCTGAAATCTCGTTCTTTAACACCCAGTGCTCCGCTGCGGGAAGTCACCCTTCCATCAGCGTATTGCTGGATGAAATCAGCGGCACCTTTGAAAGTCTGCCCACCAGCGTCAACGCTTCCGTTCTGCCTCCTTCCTCGTCTCTGTACGAAGACTGGTTCTACCTCACCCAAGGAGGATTGCCTGCTTTGTGCCGTCACCTCCAACTCCAGATCTCCTTCCCGGCAGAAGCCGTCAAGAACGAGCTGTTGACGTACACAATCTTCGGTCGCCACTTCACGGAAAGAGGCTAATGTGCCTTGGAACCTAGTGTATTCGCGTGCAATCGATCTGATTCCAGTGCTGGCAATTCTGTGCGCTGGCATTTTGAATCTCATCAAGATCTCCTCAAGATTTGGGGCTCTTGAAACCAAGGTAAACACCATGTGGGAATTCCAGATGAGACGTGCAGTTTCAGAAGCTATCGCAAACAAAGTTGGCACGCAGAACTCTCCGTTGACCATCACGACCAAAGCGCAAGCGTTTCTCGATCCCATCAAAGATGAGTTACGTACTTACTGGAAGTTCTACGGTCACAAACTCACAGAGTTTGACGCAATGTTACAACTCGAACAAATGTTCGGCGATCGTCTTTTGAATCTGATCTGCCTGCCCTGTGGTTTGAGTCATGGAGCGTGTCTTGTGGTAGCTCTCTCCGTGGCGAAAGGAACACAAACACTGGAACTCTTCGATGGTGAAATTTCAGTCACTTACTCCCCAACACCTGCCTCTTGTGAAATCGGCGATTCAGGAAGAGCCTTTTCACCGGGAGTGGCTTAAACCGGAGTTTTTCTACCACCCTAGCGGAATGTCCATGATAGTCTCTGACGATCAGGGGTTCGTCTGTGTCCTTCGGATGCAGCCTCGACAAGAGACCCTCTACCTCTTCCTTCAGTTCATATCCCACGACCCTAAACGGAACACTCAAACCATCGTCCAGGGATTCCCTGTAGTCAAGGAGAACGCCCGTAAATCTGGGTTCAAGGAAATCCAGATGGATAGCGTTTCCCGGCCTCTAGTTACTCTCTGCCGAAGGAAACTTGGCTTCAAACACATTCCATTTGTGCCAGATCACTACTTTCTTTCTCTAGGAGCTTAATTTCATGGGCGGACCCTCGGCGCAGCAGCAGCAATTGGCTTCGGAACAAGCCCAGTTCTACCAGACGATGACCCAGGATTATTCCCAGACGTTCGCCCAGAATCAACAAGTTCTAGGCCAACTGCAGCAAGCTTGGGACCCCGTTCTGAAGGCCGGTATCAATCAATACGGCTACAGTCCGCAGGAGAATCAGGCTCTTCAGTCTTTGGCCACAAACACAACGGGAGCGGATTACCAGAACGCCGCGAAAGCGGTGAACGAGCAGATCGCGGCCCGTGGTGGAGGGAATGCAGTTCTACCCTCCGGAACTTCCGAACAGATTCAAGCACAAGTAGCAAGTCAGGCGGCAGAACTTCAGTCCCAACAGCAACTCAACATTACCCAGCAAGGATACGCTCAAGGAACTCAGAACTACCTCGCTGCTGCGAATGCCCTTGGTTCTGTAGCTAGCGCATACAACCCCACCGGTTATTCCAGTTCCGCTAATCAAAGCGGATCGTCTGCCTACCAATCTGCTGCTGAAAATCAGCAAATGAGTAACGCCTGGATAGGAATGGTCGCTGGGTCTCTCGGCGGAATGGCTAGCGCTGCTATTGGAAACCCTGGCCTTGTACACACATAAAAACATGGTCAACAAACTGGAAGCACTGGTAGACTCGATAGGCAGAGCGAACGGATCAGGCGATCCGGATTCCCCTGCCTATCGTCTACGCAATCCTCTTCTAATCCGTTCTTTCGCTCGTCCAGGCAAACATGAGACTGACGAGCTGGGAAGACGTGTGTTCAGTTCGTATCTCAGCGGATACAAGGCGGGCTTGTTCGACATCGAACTCAAGATCACCGGCAAGAGTCGGGCCGGACTTACCCCCGAATCCTCCTTAACCCAACTACTCGGAGTCTACGGCGTGAAGGAGCCTGGTGGGATCTCTACCATCGTCTCTTTCCTCCGTAGGGCTTTGAAAGATGCGGAGATCAAACCCACTACTCCGCTGAGTTACTTCGTCACAGGATAAAAGATGCCTCCAGAGCAGAACGCTCCCGCCCCCGATATTACAGGCACCGATGCCGCGAATGCCGCGATGCCTTCCGGCACTCCCCAGGGTCCTCCCATGGCACCTCCTCCCGGTACCCCCGGCGTTCTCCCGGACGCGCCTAATGTGTCGAATCTGCCCGCAGTTTCAAATCCTGGAGCGGCCCAAGCCGCCCAGAACGCGATGGCAGCTCAACAAGTTCAACAACAGCAAGCCAAGGCAGGTCTTGCCCGAGACGCAGCCCATGGCGCTGCATTCAATTTCCTCGCTGGAAACACTCCTCAAAAGCCGGGTCAGATGTTCCGCAGCCTCCTTGCCGGGGCGATCCTCGGGGGAGCTGCAGGCGGGCAATCCCACAACTTTACAGGCGGTTTTGGGTTGGGTGTGCAAGCGGGAGTTTCTCAACAGGAGAGACTCCGGGCTCCTCAACAGCAAATGTTCGAGAACCAGTTGAAGCAGCAGAAAGAGCAGAGGGAGCAGCAACAGGCAGATCGGGAAGGTAAGGTTGCGGACGCAGAAATTGAAAAATACAAAGAGGATACCGCGATGCTCAACACCCAGCAATTACACTTGCATTCCATGATAAGCAAAGGTCAGTACGACCAGGCGCAGGAACAATCTGCGGCGGGTAAAGCTTTTGAAGATATGTTCCAGAAAGCAGGAATCCCGATTCCATATCAAAATGTGGATGATCGCGAGATCCCTAAGATATGGAAAGACAACCCGGAGTCTAAGTCTTACCAATGGAGACCTGTAGGGGTTGCACCCGTTCTTGATAACAAGGGTAAAAAGGAAAAAGATGAAAATGGTAATCCTCTCTACAAGTTGATCTATGACGCTTTCTATCCCGATAAAGACCCTCGGGGTAAAATACCTCTTACCCAAGCAGTCTATGATCGATATGTTGGTGCCGGGATGGATAAAACTGTCCCTGGCTTTTCAAACCTCAAGGTAGGCCAGCCCTTGGATGTGTCTCAGGTTAACGCTTTGAACGCCCAGTACGATGCGGCTACCAACAAACAAGTGAAGGAGCAGAAAGACCACGACGAGCATCTGCACATGAAAGCTCTTGCCCGAGAAGAGAACGAGGGGGCTACTCTAAAGCAAGACGAACGTAAAGCGATACAACAGCTATCCGTTCCTCTCTCCCAGAATTTCGTGGCTGATCCTACGGTTCTAACCAAGAGCGAGGCCGAACTTCGGCAGCAATACGCCTCACAAAATCAGATACTGCCGCAGACATTTTCAACTTTGTACGCGATCGGGCACTATGATGCTAGTCTTAGTAAAAACTATCCCACTTGGAACCGGCGTGGTACCACTGGGCAAATGACTGCCTCCCAAGCCACAGATTTCATTAGAAGATTCATCAACCCGAACTTCGACGAAAACAAGTTCGATGAAATCAAGAACATGGAGAAAGAATACGGTTCCACCCGGAATAATACCGCTGGCGGAAACGCGATCGCATACAACACTGCTATTTCTCATTTAGGTATGCTGCACGATGCTGCGGTGGCTCTGAAAACGAATGATATTCAACAAGTCAACAAAATCAAACAGTGGTTGAGTGTGCAAACAGGCCAAAACGTAAAACCTAATTTCGATTCGATTCGGGAAGCCTTAGTGGGTGAGATCGGTAAGACCTTCAAAAACGCAGCCGTCGATCAGCAGGAGGCTAGCCGTATCGAACAAACTCTCGCCTCCTATGATTCTCCTGACCAGCTTATCAACGCTGGTGTTATCCCAACCTACGCTGCTTTGATGAACTCCAAAGCCGAAGCGCTGGATGCCCATTACTACGGAATCAAGGGCAGACATCCGGATGGAATTATAGATCCTAATTCCTCAGCAACTCTCAATCGTTTGAAACCTCAATATGCTAGAAACAAACAAACGAATCAATGGTTCGTTTCTAGAGACTCCGGGCATAGTTGGGACCCGATTGAAGAACCCAAATAAATGATTGATAATCTACCACCTGGTGCCGAGCTTGTATCTGATCCTACCAAACCTAACCCTTCCCAAGGGGCACCAGGACCGGTGTCTTCGCAAAGTCCGCCTCCTCAGTACAGTAACCTGCCCCCTGGAGCGGAACTAGTAGGCACTGATCCGTCTAAACCAACTATATCCTCGGCGTTGCCTCCGCGCCCTCAGCCAGTTTCCCCCGCTCGTCCGCAGGAAAGCGATCTTCCAGGTGAGAAGTGGGCGAAACCAGCTTTAGATCTTGCAACTGGCTTTACCCAGCAGTTCATGAAAGGCGCGATCGGTGTCAACAACCGGTTAAACTCTGTAGATGATAAGATTCACAGCTTGGTTAGAAACAGCCTCACGAAGGAGCATCAAGACTGGTTGGAACAACACCACCTCGGTGCCGCGATTAAACCGATACCTCAAGAGACAGAGCAAGACTGGGGTTTTCCAAAAGGTTCGTTAGATTCCCAGAATTTCGGGGAGTGGCTCGGTCAGGCCGGAGAAAACATCCTTGAATTCGAGCGTGCGAATAGCGTACTAGGAGCTAACGCAAAGTTCAAAAAATTAGCAGAGACTGCAGAATTTCTGAAGAAAAACAAAGTTATTGCGGACATTGCCAATTTCGGTTTAACCACCTTACGGCAGGCTGGAATCAGTGCCGGTCAACGTTTTGAACAGACCGGTGATATGGATAAAGCTTGGGATGATTTCAAGAAGACAGGCACGGTAAGCGCTGTATTAGGTATTCTCGGTGCTGCGGGGTCCGTAGGAACAGCTACGGTCAGAAATTTTCTGACCAAAGGACCAGAGCTAGAAGAAGCGGAAGCTACTGCCAAGGGGGCAGGGAAGGCTATACTTGCTGAAGGTCGGACATTAGCCGAAAAGTTAGGCCACGAGCCGGGAGGAACTCAACCCGAACTTACAGAGAATGTCAAAGCGTCAATCAAAGATGCTATTAACGAAACCCAATCCAACTTTGACCAGCAAATGAGTAAGACCCTGCAAGATGCCAAGGGTGTACCCTTTGTATGGGACGGAAGCCCTGTTCAAAAGAAAGCCCTTGCTTTACAAGGAGATAGTAAGATACCGCCCGAGATTAAAGAAGAACTAGATAAGTTACAACCTGGCAAGAAAGAAGCAATCGACGGTATACTGAAACGCTTTGGCATTGGCAGTGCGAAAGAGCCCGCCAAGGGAGGCATGAAAGCCCAGTACACCTGGGACGAAATGGAAGCGACTCGTAGAAACATCGGTGAGCAGATCCGTGAGTTGCCGGATGATAATTATGCTGTCAAACATATTTTATCCGAACTGAGAGACGGCATTGATGACACGTTTACCCAATCCGCAACAAACGCGGGCAAGCCGGAGTTAGCCACGTCTTTGGATAAGATTCGCGATGATTATTTCCAGAAAGTTACTCTCTGGCAAACCAAAGCGATTACGCGGTTGGCAAAAGCCCATCCAGATTCGATCGCCGATATTCTCATGTCCGGTGAGAAAATCGAGAACGTGAAAAACCTGGGTTCGCTAATTGGCGGAGAGAACATGAAGCCGGTTCGCGGCGGTTTATTCAACAAGTTGTTCGCGGATTCGAAGAACGCGGACGAAAGTCTCAACCCGTCGAAACTGTTCAATAAATGGGCCAACATGAGTGATGGAGTCAAGGAGCAATTGTTTGGCCCAGAACTGCCAGAAGTCCAGGAGTTCTTCAATAAATCAATCAAGAACATCGAACAAACTCAACAAGCTGTAACCGATGCCCAGTACGCTCAAGAGGCGAGGGGTATCGCGGGCAGGGCTATTCTTTCCTTGCCGACCGTGGCTCCTGCCGCTTACGGAGTACATCTGTTGTGGAAATCTGCAACAGGTTCTGGCAGCGATGCGGAAAAGAGCATGGAAAGACAGGAAGGGCTTGGGTACCTTGCGGTGTCATTGGGAGGGGCGACCAGCATCAACATTAACCCGAGATGGTTGGCTAATCCTGTCATTCGTAATTTGATAGTGAAAGCTATGGATGCCGCAGGAAAACCACAAGTCCAACAAATCGGAGCGGATTTGGCAAACGCAGTAGAGAAAGCTAGCGCAAGTGATTCCCGGCAAACCTACGATCACCCAGAAGATTTAGATTTTGTCAGAGCGCATCGAGCTTTTGAAGGAGACCAAGGCGTAACCCAATAAAAACCCCACCGCCGTCCCCTCGGACGAACCAGCGGTGGGCTGCTACATTTCGATACAAGAAAGTTGTCAATAGAAAAACCCAATCACCCATGGACGAGGTGATTGGGTTTTTCTTTTGTTGCGCCACTTCTATACAAGCATGAAGTCAGTATAACACGAGAAAGGCAAACGCCACAATCCCGGCCACGGTCATTGCGATTGAGATGCCGAACCACATGCCGAGCCTCCTTTCCACTCTCTTGATCTCCTCCAGCGCGGCGAGTGTGATCTCGATGGTTAGGGCGTCGTCGGACTCGTGGATAGTACGGATGGCCATTGTCTCCCGATCCTCCGCGTGCTCGGTCTCATTCTACACGATCGCATCGATCAGATTCATCTTCAGCGCCTCTTCGGCCCCGATGAAGTAGTCCTTGCGGTCGATCAGTTTGTCGATCTGTTTCACAGCCTTTTTCGTGCGTTGCGCCAAGATGATATTCATTTTGGCCTGCAGTTTTTCCATGTGTTGGTACTGATCTCTTTGCTGCCCGAGATTCCCTTCGTTACTTCCTCTGAGCTGGTGCAGCATGAAACACACGTTCGGCGTGGCGTATCTTTTTCGAGCCGCCTGAAGAATAATAATCCCCATGCTCATGCAGGCCCCGGTCGCCGTTATGTCGATCGGGGTTTTCTTGCCTAAGCCTTTGATATGGTCGTAGATCGCCATGCCTTCGTTGATCCCACCCCCGTAAGTGTGCATGGTTATTTTGATGGGGTCGTTACCCAACGAGTTGATGTAGTTCAAAGAGTGCAAGGTAAAAGCCAGAGCCTGTTCATTGATCGCCCCCTGGAGGAAGAACTCCCGGAGTTTCTCGTTCCCAAACTTCACCAGAAATTCCGCGTAATCCAAGTTGAAATCCTTCAACCCGGACTCTTTACTCGGTTCTTTCTCAATCATCGATTATCTCCTATCCCTTTGATAACACCGCGAGAGTACCGGTCTGCAAGCTTCTCGATGTTCGTATGCGCTACAAAAGCTAGAGAGGTTCCCAGCTCGTGCGCGGAAGCCGCGAGATACCAAAGAGCATCGCCGAGTTCTTTAATGAACTCCATTCGTTGGTCCTGAGTAAGATTACTAGCGGTCATCGAGTTGTGATTGCGCCAGTTCTTCTTGACCTTATCCAGATACTCGCCAGCTTCCCCAGCCAACCCCATCGCCGGATAGACCAGGTTATGGTCGCCAATCCCTTCGACATGGGGATAGGCGGCGGTTTTGAGGGCTTCGTCCTGGTAATCGTCGAAGGTGAGTGTCATTTGGCTCCTTTTGAGATCTCGTGCAGCATTCCCATCGAGTTGAAGATGACCCCGCAAAGGGCTTCCTCAATCTCCATAGTGGTGGCGTAGTCGGCCCACCCGCGCTGAATCATCCAGACATCGTGGACATGTCGGATCAAAGACTTCCGGTACTGGTCGATTGGTATGCCCTTTTGCCAATTATCGGATTCTCTGAAATTTCCATCAGCCTGTTTCCGGTGAGAGTGCATGTACTCACCGAATCTTTGCAGGACCCGAGGGCAGAGAAAACCCTCATAGTCGATCTTGTCCGTGTCGGCGTTTCTCGTGGCCCCTGTCGCGAAGGTGCGGATTTGCTGTTCATTGTTTTTCGCAGGCGTGCAGAAAGCGCATAAGCCGTCCGCGTCCCAGTTCGTGATAGATGATTGTTGCCCCCCAGGCTCCGTTGCCACCGACATTAGTTAACTCCCCCTCCTAAAATTAAGTCACAAAACTCATTGACGCTTGGTAGCCTTGGAATCGGTTCAAACAGTAGCGAGTGTCCCGTCCAATTCTCATTGTGACTGGAGTTCTTCAAGTAAACTTTGCAGTCGGGAAGAGCGAGTTTCACGGCTACACAATTCTTGGGGCGGTCATCGATGAAGTAGTCATACTGAAGAGCTGTCGCCAGGGCCTCTTTATCCGAGGATACAAAGACGGTCGGGAACCAGATCCCGTAGTTATCTGCCAGCCACCGCGCACTCTGTTTCGTCACCGACAGTCCCTTGGTAGAATCCCGTGCGGTAGGGAAGAAGACCGTATGATAGCAATCCAGTCTGCGAATTAGGTTGTCAGCCACTCCTTCTTCCCGGTCTAACGTCATCCAGAAATTATAAGTGCTTTTGATGTCAGCCCAGATGTCTTTAATTTGGTCTGGTGATAGCCCGAAGTTAGACCAATTCCAATCAGAAGGCTTTGTACCGGCAGGTGGTCTGCCGAATTTATCGCGAGCGAGTTCAGCGAACCTACCGGTGAAATTCGCGAGACAATCGTCGATGTCGATTCCTACTCTCATTCGACCGCCTCTCTTTTGTAAGGGAACTATATAGTTGACTCCCGTGCCGTTGCGGTTAGGTGAAGTGAATCGGTTCGATCTTCAGATCAACGCTCTGGTAAGGTCCGGTTTTGTTTTGCCAGTCCTTGAAACCTATCGAACCCGAGGC